TGGGTATCAGCATCAGTCTGGACACCAACCGTAATTGTGCCCTTACCAAACAGATCTTCGTGAGTCACGGGATCAGGCGTGATTTCTTCAACCGTAAAGAGCACCTTAAAGCCAGGCACATTCGTACCAGTGGTCACAGGTTCGCCCGTTTGCGAATCATAGACGATCGAGCCGTCCTCGGGATTGCGTTCATATTGAGGGATGGTGGTCTCTAGGACATCAGCATAAAGACGAGCCGTCGCGGGGCCAGGAGCATCATCGGGCTTTAGCCGCTGATACATCTGCGAGGCGTTGCCTTGACGCTGCATTGCGTTAGAGACTACCAGGTGATGCTGCGCGTACTTAGAGCGCTCATCAAAGGTTTCGCTACCGAAGATCGCTTCACGGTTAGCGCCACCGGCTAACACGCCTTCAGTCGGTCCACGCTCAGCAAAGATAAAAGTCAACGGGCAGTGCGTGGGACGCTCTTCAACCTGAAGTACCGCAGGTCGCCGAGAACTATCCTTACCCCCTTGCAGTAGAGCGAGCGGAGTAGCATTGAAAATTTCAGTACTCATGGGTTATTCCTACAAAAATTCGCTTGTGGGTTTGTCTGTTCTAGATTGAATTGAGAAAACCCAGATGTGTTTTTTTCTAAAATTAAAGACAAATCCCTTTCACTGTTTTAATATACATTGGATTAAAATAGATAAAAGGAATCCGTAAATTTTTAAAAATGGCCACTTTTAAAAATGCAAGGTTCTTAAGCCTTGCATATGATTGTGAAAACACGCCTAAAAGCTTAGTATCTTTTGAACTTATTATTCTTAGATGGGTAGTAAAAAGCCTGTCTGTATTTAAAAACAAGGAAGCTGACACCATGACCGTATTAAAGACGGCTTACGATACTTTATCGGGCAAAATTAAAGATGCCGTAAAAACCGAACAGGCCATCGAGCGCGCCGTGGTCGGAGGCGCACTTTCTTCAGTGAATAAAATCATTGAAATCGACCGAGTTAAGAACAAAGAAATTGAAGAAATCCCGGCTCTCTTATTTCCTAAGGTCATGCTCCTCGATGAAGAAGAGCGTGTGGTCGTTGACATGCGCTACTATTTAGGCGTAAGTACTGGCTTACAAGACCGTAAGGTGCTAAATAAGAACGAATATGAGTTTGCTAAATATTGGGCAAGTTTTCAGTACAGGTGGATTAGTGAAAATCCAACCAATTTAAGGGTCATCAGCCCTGTGGCGCTAGCGACCTACGCCAATTGGCTCTCAGACAGTATTATCAAGCGCCTGACGCTAGATCCTCGGGAATCCATTCCAGTGCGTGTGGTGTGTGCGTATTACTACGTGCATCAATTCCAAGACGAAGACCTCGATGCGCAAACTAAAAACAATATGTTCCGAATGATTTCGAGAGCGCTTAACTTGCCGGTGGATTTAGTCATTGAGCTCTTAGACAATAGCCATGCGATCCATTCGCTCGATGATTTCTGCGAAGCGTTGCAAACCATTGTGGGTTCGGTGCGTCTTCAGAAATTAACTCCGGGTTTCCTCTTGGCTCTGGTACAAGGTAGCTGGTTTGGTGTTAATGCGCGCGAGATTGTGGCTGCTGCCTTAGAGCATCCGCCAACATGGCTAGCTCTCATGTGTGTGGCACTCAATAATCGAATCTATAAATCGACTGCGATTATGAAAGCTATTGAGCGCAGCACCCCTCGAAATAATCTTGCTGATGTGGGTCTGTCTTTTAAACGCAGCTCAGGTGTCGAGAAGTATTTTGAATAATTTTTTATTTTGAAACGGATACATACATGCGAGCGTATGATTACTTAGTTGACTACGTATTGAAAAACGTATGGTGTTCTCCGCGCTTAGACTATCAGTTTAAGATCGAACCTAAACGCATTACGCGCACTTATGGTGAAATCAACACCATCAACACAAACTGGCGTACCATTAAACTTCCTACGCAAGGCGCGCGCTACCATGTCTATCAGTACGGTCAGATTTTTCCATTGCTCTTAGGACTTAAAAATAGTAAAGAGAGCTGGAAACAAATCTCTGAAGCTTGTACTGAAGCTAAGATGTTGGTGGATATCTATTTTAAAAACGGATTAATGCTGCCTCGCACCAAAGCGTGGTATATGGTCACCAAGGATAATAACTTGATTATGGCCTTAGAGGAGACAAGTTTTGCTGAAAACCTCTATGCAACTGAATCCGTCTATTTTAGATTCTACACCAATGCGTATTTTAGAAGTCCGAGAAGCTATACTGATCCACAAGCTGTAGTGGTGCGTGGCAAACGAGTCGAAGTCGCAGGCGATATCATCAATTATCAAACGGAAATTTTAGCCCAAAGGGCTAAGCCTGGGGCTGTCTTTTGTTTTATCAACGGTGTATTTAAAGACGACATCAATCCTTTAAATACTGTCATCGGGGATGAAATTGAATACGTGTACGACAGCTCCGTGAAGACCACTGTTTCTTTTAGAGTGGGTGATTTAAAAGAGTTTGAAAGCAGTTTAGATTCTCGTCGTAAATATCTGCTCAATTATAGCCGAGCGTTAAATGACGATAAGGTCATTGATTATCGAGACGATATCGATGTCTACCTTCGGTATCGTAATCCGGACTTTCCAAATCAATACGTAGGCACCTATTACTCTCAGAACACGAGCGATTGGTTACGCAACGTTACGCATCGAGACTACAGCATCCCGGTGCAGCGGATCGCAAGCTTTAGTAATGAGCATCCTGAGTGGAGCGCACCGCTAGACGTAGAAATTGTACTCTTTATTCGTCATGGTGGATTTGCAAGGCCGTTGATTTACGAAAATAATCGCATCCATGAGCTCTATCGGCTCAGTGATGAAAAAGTAAGCCAGGCCTTGGTTGGGATTGATTCCACGGTCGAGAACTGGCAAGCCGCTGAGCTTGAGGCTAGTTTGTATGCACTTACCATGGGTTCGACCACTGAAATCTCACGTCTACAGTCTGAGACGCTCTTAGGCTATAATGCAGTCAGCAAAGCCTTAGCGGATACACCGAACCGGATTTACGCTAAAGAAGGTCCGATGGTAGCTGACGTGCCGTATGGTCTTCAAAACGAGAGTACGGGCTACGAGTATGATAGTGCAGGTAAACTCATTGACTTTAATTATCACGTCAATACGAGCTTGTGGCCCCAACGAAATGCTGATGCAGTAATGGTGGAATTGGTTGCCAATTACTCTTATCTCTCGCTTGATGAGTATTACGGCGTGCAGTCCGTGAACTTAGATCCTAAGTATCAATATCGCTGCTATACGTGTCCTATCATCGCTGGCATCCCAAATAACCAATGGGTGGATGTCACAGACAGCAGTCAGTATGTCGTGGTCGATGGTGTGCTCACCTGGATTACTGATCCAAGTGTGACCTATACACTGGTACGCACCAATAAACGAAACCTAAGCTATAAACAAACCATCACCCCAAGTTCAGGCAATACGCGCTTTGCATTGCGTCAACAGTCTTTTAGAAATAACATGACTATTACGCACAACATGCAAATCCCCATGGGTGAGTTAGATCTGTGGGCAAATGGCCATTCGCTTATTGAAGGTGTTGATTACATCTTACACTTTCCAGAAGTGATTTTGATTGGGCAGCGCTGGCTAGCTGAGCCTCAAAATGGACCACAGGAAATTACGGTACGCTTTACCAATTTCTGTGACAGTGATCTAAAGCACAATACCCAGGCCGATAAAGGTTATATCTATCACGATACGCTAAGCCATAATCATCGCTACGATATTCGTGACGATAAGGTGGTGCGTATCGTGATTAACGGAAGCACCTACGATCGCTCCAGCTTAAAGTTTGACGAAAATGGAGGCGCAGTCATTGTTCCTTCTGATCTTAACGGAAAGCCTTATTGCGTGCGTGACGTGGTGGTGCCAACGCGTCAATTAACCGATCAAGATCCGTATGTCATGAAAGCGCAAAGCGAGCTGATTGATAAGAAGGTGAGCGATTATTTAAGCTTGCATTTTCCTTTCCCGGAAGATACTACGCCAAATGTCGCACCGGACCGGTACCCTGTGGTCTCACCCTTTTTAAATGCGATTATGCATGATCTAAAAAGTGGTATTATAGATGATCCTCGGATTAAGCAGTTTTACACTGACATGGATGTCCGAGAGATTGTAGAGCCCTATCTATTTTACCTCCAATACGATCCGACTCAGCCAGACTACCGGCTCGATCCTGTATTTACTGTTTGTGTGCCTCACGTCTATAACTACGTGGTAGAACTCTCGCTTTACCATTACCGGTTCTTAGAACGGGTAAACAAACTGTATTGCTCAAATCTAGTCCAGCTTTCAAACTTCTTTAAGCTTGAAGCCTTTTAAAGAGAACACTTAAAAAATGAGTGAAAATCCTTACATTAATGCACAAGGCACTGATGGGCGTTCTCTCATCTACGATCCTTATAACACCTTTAAGATCTGGAATTATCCAGAAATCTATTTTGGGGCAGGATCGCCTGAGACAGCTATTTACATTCCGAAAGTCGATGACCTGATTCTCAATCTGGAAGAAGGTAAGTTCTATCGCGTGCTTCAGATTGATCCAGTGACCTTTATTCCGAAGGTCGCTGTCTTTTACATGGCTATTCCGTCTGAACAAGACGACGTGGCTAAGCTTTTAGGCGTGGGCGTGGGTACGCAGTCCGATATCTTCCGTGTGAGTATCGATAAGACTGTGATGCCGTATTCGGCTTCTGTGGATCGACGCTGTTGGGTTGGAGGCTCAGATGCCTCCTACGCGATTTTGTATCGAGGAACGCCTACGGCAGGGGTTCCAATGGAGGTCATCTCCATTATGTACGATACCAACAGCAACCAGATCCTTGGAAATCAAATTCCACTAGAAGCAGTGACTGCACCTGGTTTTGCGAACTGCTGGATTGTCAAGCCTTTCTATACCAAGGTTGATCTACAAGACAACGAGCTAGTGACCATTATTTACTATAATGCAGAAAATACCGCCATCCAACGTGGTTTACTGCTCGTAGAAAATACGGCCTGGATTCGAGACCAAACTGATCCGTTAAAGTATATTGTCGATATCTTTGCAGAGTCGCCTTTTATCCATGATACTGATCCCAATTTGGTTCGTTATCCCTTAAACCTTCCTAAGAACGGACTAAACCTCTTTGGTGTGGTCCTCTACAGTAACGGTGAGACTAAGCGCCTACCAGTCGACGGTAGTAAGTTTGCGATGCTTGGGCTCGACGGCTTTGTGGCGACCTATCCGAATCAAACAGACCAATGGGTACTGCGCTATCGGGTCGGTCAAAACGAAGCTATCAACGGTGCTGTGGTCAGTGATGGTTACTTTACTACAAAACCGTATGATGTGAAGGTCACTCAAGTCCAAGGCATGTATTCGGTTAAGATCTTTGGATTCCCTGTGTGGCGCAATCCAATCGATGGTTACACCCTTCAGTGGTTTATGTATACCTTAGATCGAGACCAATGGATCGATGTGACGCCTTACGTGCAAATCGGTAGCAACAGTCCTGCGTTTGATCCGACGCTCTACGGCGTGGTGCAACAAATCCAGTGGGTCATTGAGTTAAGCAACGTTGATCCAAGCTACGGCAATTGGGTGCATACCCAAGTCATCAATTTCTCCTTGCTGCGTCAAGGCACTGAGACCAACGGGCCGCGTTGGGAAATTCGTGACCAAGGTTATGCTGAAGTCTATGGCCGAGAAACTGAATGTACGATGGAGTTTGTCAATTCTAATCTACGTATTCTAAACTTTGGCTCTGGTCTTCAAACCAAATCCGAATGGTTACAAAAGGCTTACTATCAACTTAATCCCTTAATTGATACGTTTGTGGGTACTACGGCTCCTGAGCCTAATTTCGTGAAGATTCGTACCCGTGCTGGGTCTGAAATTGAAATTAGTGTGGATGATTGGAATAGTGATATTCCAGTGAGCTTCCAAGTCGATGCCAATGACACCATCTTTATGCATTTCATCCGTCGCACGGTGGATAACGATCTACAGCTAGCTGTGGGTGGTTGGTCTGTGCGTCAAACGAACTAAGTTCGTCATAAAAGCTCCCTATTACAGGGAGCTTTTATGTTCTTTTCTCTATCATAATTTGAATTTCAATGCAACGCTGTAGTACCATTGAAAAATAAAAGACTATGGCGATGAAAAAGAGATAGGAGAATTAAAAATTATATTATTTCAAAATCAGTGGAAGTTATATCCCTCCGCAATCCTAGATACTAAAACACGCAATAAGAGTTTTTTACAACTTGCCACGTTATGGCGTGACATGGGTGTCAAAAACCACGGCTTTCCTTTAGCGTTAGTCAATCCGAAGCTGCAAGGTGTGGACCCGTTCAGTAAAGAATTGACTGCTGAACAAGCCGGGATGATTTCTTTTGAATGTCGAATTAACCCGTGGTATTATTTTAGAGAAATCGCAAGAGCGCCTGCGCGCTCTGGCTCTGAACCCGGTTTGTTCTTAGCTAATCGGGGCAATATGTGTTTGTTTTGGGTGTATTTTAATCACATCTTTATCACCCTCATCCAACCTCGACAAACGGGTAAGTCTTTAAGTCTAGACCAATTGGTAGCCTACTTACTAAATATTCGATGCCGAAAGAGTAACATCAATCTACTGACAAAAGACGACACACTGCGTCGCCAAAACGTCAAACGTTTAAAAGACATTATTGATGTTTTGCCACCTTACTTAAATCAAGTCGGTAAAGAAGGCTCTAAGAATTCTGAGAACATTACGTCTGCTTCGCTTGGCAACGCATTTCAGACGTTCTTGCCTCAGATGAGCATTGCGCGCGCTAATAACGTAGGTCGAGGCATGACGACAGAGACCATGCTCTTTGATGAAGGTCCTTTCCAACCTTTATTTAATATTGCTTTCCCTGCGGCCATGGCTTCAGCCGGTGCTGCGCACGATATCGCCAAAGCCAAGAACGAACCGTACGGAGTGATTTGTACGACTACTGCCGGTAAGATCGATGATGAGAGCGGGGCCTTTTTCTACAATGAATTGCTTCAAACAGCTGCGCATTGGGATGATCCGTTCTTTCTAGATTCGCTCGATCGAGATGATCTGGTCAAGCGTGTGGTCTCGATGTGTCGTAAGTCTCAAAACTACGAACAGGATGGCACCAAAGAGCATCTTGTGGTGATCCCGCGTATTAATGCGACCTTCTCGCATCGCCAGCTTGGCTACACCGACGATTGGCTACGTGAGAAGATTGCTGCGGCCGTAGGCCCTCGAGACGGCGCAGAGCGCGATTATCTGAATCGCTGGACTAATGGGCAAGCTAATAGCCCATTTAGTGCTGAGACCACAAACCGCATCATCAAAAGTGAGCGTAAGGTGGTCTTTAAGGATTTTGATGATAAACGCAACTTCTTACTGAATTGGTATATTCCTGAAAACCAAATCGAACACGTCATGGCACATCGTGATGTGGTGCTGGGTATGGATAGCTCAGATGCGGTAGGCAACGACAGCATGGGGGTGACCTTATCGGATACTCGCTCGCTTGGCACCATTGCTTCGGCCACGTTAAACAACATGACGATCTTTGGGTTTTCAGAATGGATTGCTGATTTACTCTTACGGTTTCCTAGATTGGTGTGGATTCCAGAGCGCAAGAGTAGCGGGATGTCGATTATTGATCACGTCTCGGAGATTTTGATGAGTCATAATCAAGATCCCTTTAGACGCATCTTTAACCGAATCGTCCAAGAAAAAGAGAATTTCCCTGAAGCCTACGATGAGATTAAGCGCCCGCTCTATAACCGAAAAAGCGATTTTTATAATCGTCATAAAGGGCTGCTTGGATTTAATACCGCAGGCCAAGGCGAATATGCACGCTCCAGGCTCTACGGCAGTGTGCTCTCTTCAATGACACAGCGTTTTGCTGAAAACATCTTTGATAAGACACTCATCCAGCAACTCATGGGGTTATCGGTGAAAGATGGTCGTATTGATCACGGTGTCAATGGCCACGATGACTTAGTCATCTCTTGGTTGCTAGTGGGCTGGCTCATGCTCTTTGGTAAAAACTTGCATCATTACGGTATTAATGCGGCAGCAATTCTCACTGAAGAGCCTGAAGTATTAAAAGAAAAGAATATCCCGCAGATTGTCAAGAATAATCAACGAGCGCAAGCACTGCTACAAGAGCGCATCACTGAGCTCTTAGAGCGTCTGTCTAAAGAGCGCGAAGAGTTTATTGTCGCGCAACTAGAGCGAGAGCTTAAGTTCTTAGACTCTAAGTTAGTCAAAGACGTCAGTGCAGTCAATAGCATGCAGTCTTTAATTGACAAGGCTAAAGAACAGCGTCTAAAGAATCGCAGGGATGTTAACTCACGCCTTGATCAACGTGATCCTCGAGATCGATTAAGCGCGTATAAAGAAATGTACATGATGAGTGCACATCGATAGTTTGTAAAAAGCAACAATTCAGGTGTACGGCATAAATGGGAGAGTTTACGGACTCTCCCTTTTATGCCTTAGTATAAACTAAGAGAGGGACTCCATCTCTGAAATCCCTTCTTCTAAGAACGCGATCATGACACGATCAAAATCGCTTCTACCATTGCGTGAACTAACGTTATCGGAATAAATAGTGAAAATATCTCGACAATGCTCTCTGAGACTCATCGGGACATCATCAGAGCAACGAATAATTAAACGGAATTGAAAATATTTCTTGCGAGACTCTACTAGAATCTTATCACAATAAAAATCAATGAACCACCCTGATGCTGCATTAATGCGTGCGCATCCTACAAAAGTTCTCCGAGGTTTAATTAGTCGTTTGGTGATGCTTACGAAAGTTTTCTTTAGAGCATTGCCTGCACCAGCCACTAACGCTTTAATTCCTTTAAGCGCCCAGTACTGGTTAGTCGTGATAGAAACTACCATTTCTTTCGCCTCATTTGAATTAGAGGACTAAATAGACAATACACTGTGACTACAAATCCTAACGGAACTTCTCCTAGCGCTACACAAGATAAAAACTAGTTTTTAATGAAATGGGCTTTTGTCATGGCGCGCGCCACGATATAGAGCAAAATGCCGGTGCGTACACTGGAGAGATTGCCTTTGTGACGCGTATTAGTCGCAATACCTACAATTTCTTCAGTGTCTTTACGGATTTTAAGCAGTAAAGGCTCCGTTGTACGAGAAGCACTATAAGCGCCTTTTAGACTGGAGAGCGATTTGACAATATCTTTAGTATTCTGAAGTTCATTGCGCCTATCGTAGAGATAATTAAACGCATGTACGATAATATCGGTGATTAATTGCTCGATGCGTTTTTCAAAGCGGCCGGATTTACTATTCTCACTTAACCAGTTTAATGTCGTGATAAATTGCTTATCAGGCATGGTGCTGACAGCCTTGATAATAATCGAAGTCAGCACTGGTTTAATGAAACTTTGCTTATCAGCTAAAATATCCAGAATATAACGATAGTACTGGGTATAGCCACCTTGCTTGTCTTTTAAGAAAATTTCGCCTTCATTTTCAATCAGCGATGAAGAAGAAACGATTTTCGTGCCTGAGGTGTGAATCTTGATATGCACATCGAAAATGTTTTTCATCATCGAACGAATGCGCCCTTGGGTGTCGTTGAGCATCTCACGCACTTTGATGTCGTCATCCATTTTGAGTATCGTATTGTAATGGATGCTATTTTTATTGATGATGTCTTGGCTACGCGCCTCAAGCGTTTTACTCCAATTGCCGTGCTGCTTTAACGCAAACTTACGAGATAAAGCGGCGTAAGTCGCGCGAGCCGTCTCTTGGTCTGCAGGCCATTTAAAGTGTCGATATAGCCGTGAAGTTAAATACCGATAGTTCATCACCATCGCCACTTCAAAAGCGCCTTGGATGCGCTTAGCAGGATCTAGCTTGGTCGAATTTAAAAACCCGTGCATCAGCCATACGAAACTATTATTGAGCGTGTCGCTAGAGACTTTAAAGGCTGGAATAATGGTGGGCAGCTTACTGAGCTGCTCAGTGATAAAGAATTCACTCTCGCCTAAAATCTGATCACACCAAAAATCAGTATCGTGTGGCGTAAAACGTACGATTTGTACACCCGTCAGATTACCACCGAAGAACCGAATATGGTCTTCATTGCGAGTGAGAAACCCAATTCTAAAAGCATTAATCTTTTTCAATAACCATTGATCGAAAACGACATCCTTACAGGTTTCGTCAAATACTTCTTTAATGTTCTTTGCCATGCGAGTCATCCATGGGGAAAATAGGTTTAGTCATAGGGTTTAGTCTTTTTTAATACTAGACATTAATAAACTGAATAAAGCATGACTTTAAAAGGAATCATTGTGAGCTATAAAGACATCCAGCATCAGGTGCTAATTAGCCATTATGCTAATCTCGTCATGGAACAAAGAGCACTACGTAGTCTAGTGCACCCGACGATTGAAACTATACATAAAGAGAAATATTTACAGAATGTGGCAGAATGTTCTGTCTTAAGTCAGTGGCTATTTGATCAAGACATTCGGGACTATCAGTTAGAGACCAGGCAAGCATTACTCGATCATCTCAGCTCAAAGAACATTGTGAATGGATATCAGTTTACTGTCTTGGAATATGAGCGATCCAACCTAATCACGGTTAAACTAACAAAGCAAGTGATTGAAGAGACCTCTACATTAAAGCATCTACAAATTCATTTTTTGGTTAGCCTGATACCGCAACACATCAAAATCGTTTTATGTACGGGTGATGAAAACAGTATTCGAGATATTGTTCATACTCAGAATATCCGACTGGACGATAAACCGGACTTTGCACAAATTATTGTTACTTTGTTCACCGATTATATCAAAGAAATTTGAAAGCAGGTAAAAGGCATAAGAGAGGGACCATAAGGTCCCTCAATTATGCCGTCCTCTATTATTCAGAAAAGCTATTAGACTTTAAAAACCACCCCAATTAGTATATCCTGCATCAGAGTCAAAGGAGTATTTAGCCATAATTTTCAAATAGTCAATAACTCTTTTAAAGAAACTGGTATTTGTGCTTTCGTTTACTTTTGGATGAGTATAAAACCTGGCTTTGTTATTTACATTACTGGCTTTGGCTTTTTCTTTAATAATAGGCGCTAACTGCTCAAGCTCTTCTTCTGTTTTATCGTCAGTTAGATAACTAGCAATATCTTTGTATAAATTAATTGCTTTATCTCTCACCTTCTGAAATAAAGATTGTTCTTCAGGGTTTAATTCCGAAAGCGGTATAGAAATACTTTTATTGGAACTGATACTCGGAATTGTAAAAACGGGCTCATTTTGAGTAGATTCACTAGCCCCTGTGACGTGAAAACTACCAACTCCAGGCCAATCTAATTCTTTATCACGGATGAGTTCGGCAGGACTCTTGGGTCGCTTAGCTAAGATCTCTGTAGAGATTCTTTCATACTCTTCGGGCTCGGCGCGCGCGAGCGCGTGTGCGGCCTTTAAAGACCATTCGTTATAAATTCTTGATTGCTCTTTTACAAGCTTAGACAAAGCTTCGATTTCATCTAACGATCTGTTAGCTTCTTTTAAGAAAGTCTTAGGGTCTTCTCGAACTACTTTACTAGTCTCACGAGTCTTATTATTAGGTTGGTAGCTATCGAGTGCTTCAGTACTTAGATCCACCATAGGAGTATTAGAAGACACATTGAAATCTTCCTCAGAAGTCTTTTTTCCTAAGATCTCGTCAAAAAAGACATCAATTGAATCGTAGATAGTAATACCAAAGTTGTTAGCGAATTTAATTAGAATATCCGCCGCAGGACAGTACTCTTCGGTATCAGAAATACAACCTAAAACCAGCTCATCTGCTGCCGATAGATTGTCCAATAAATCTTTAAAGGTAATGAGGTCAGTCGTGTTAACTAAAGAGCGAAAGATAGCGTAAAAGACAATTTGACCTTTTTCTTCTTTATCAACATAAATGCGTTTACCATTGATGCTCACACCAAAAGGATCAACGCTTTCGCTACTTTGTTCGCCTATGTCGGAGCCGTTATTGTACTTATAGAGCTCATTTAAGGATTTCGTGATGATTTCAGCCAGAGGGCCTTTCATGACGATATTTTTAGAACCTGTATCGGTATTGGTGACTACTGAGGCTTTGGTGCGATCGGTAGCAGCAGTCGTGGTATTAATTTGTTGATTCATGCCGCTCTCCCTAACGCTTGGTTAATTAATTGTTCAAATGAAGTATACAGCTTGACTTCAAGTTTAGCACACAAATTAATTAGAATGGGCAATAGCGTCTGGGCATGTTCATTCATTGATTGACTATCTAAAATGAGAAGTTGTACTTCAGTGCCACGCTTTAGATCGACAAACAGACCTAAGAATTCAGCAATATAGTCCGTCGAGATGTTTGAAGTGTCAACACCGTAGACTGCAATTGTATTAATGTTTTTAGCATGCACGACAAGCTCTTTGCCATTTTCGCCTTTTACAAGCGAGACAGATTGATTCTCATCGATTGCTTCAGTGCTGGCTTGACTTGCATATTGGGCAAGCAAGTTATAAAGCATTTCTGAGAGTGGCCCTTTAAACACTAGTTTTTGTTTATCTTGATTGTAATTCATACTTTCTATCCCGTACGAGAAATCTATTTAAACGCCTTTAAAGGCCCGTAGGTTCAATTTTATGATTTTTTAATACCTAGTCACCAGTAGGCAAAAAATAATAGATTCTAGTGATCTTTTGAACCTTAGCGATAACCACCTAAAGCGAGTCTGTAATGACGACGTGAAGATTCCATATCGCTCATCATAAGCACGCCCATAAGCTTTTCATGTAAGAACTCTTCGTATTGCTGGTCTGCGTCTGAATAGCTTTCGATGATATTTCGAATCGCTCCGAGCTCAGCGCCACCGCTGATAACGCCTTGGTCGAGCTCCACAACCAACGCATTATAAATATACGCCTTAGTGGCTAAGAAAACCGCTTCAGCAAAATAGTTATACGCTCGTACCGGTAAATTATTAAGATTCTCGTCGTTAGCGATACGGCAACGTAAAAAAGTATTGGTCGGTAAAATGTGTGTATAGCGTACCATGACCACGTTTTCAGCGACTAGCTCCACGTAAGCCGAACTAATGGGTGGTATATTAGCGTTAGAATCTAATAGCGCTTTACCTGCCTGGAGCAACTCCCCACGAGCACACATACTGGTGACCCCAAAGCTATTCAATGCATTAGGATCTAGGAAATTCACACTGAGCACAGACACAATAGAGCGTCCGTCAGTGAGGTGTTTAGGAATTCTAAAGACAGTGGTAAACTGTTCGATAATTTCTCGAGGAACTTCCATCAAAGGCACAAAGATTTCTTTACCACCGATGATATCCATATCCGGTAATACTCGATCATGGATGACTTTGGTGAGGATCTGGTGTTCGATAGAAATGGGTTCTTGCCAATAGCGCCCTAATGGCTTTAAGAATGCTTCGCTTAAGACAACACGATTAATGCGCAGTGTCGTCTTTTTAATGGCGTGGGAAATAGCCGACATATTCGCTTTTCCTAATCTGGATGTAAATTTCTAATTTAGTTCGAAGACATATTACCAATGGTGATGTACTTATTCGATTTTAAATACCAGTGGTAGGTAAATAGATCAAAGGATTAATTCGTTATGTCAAACCCGTATCTAAATAAGAAGATTATCCCATTACGGAAAGAGCCTTTGCCATTACCGTTTAGTCCGGGTCGATATGAATCGTATCTTTGGTTAGATCTGCATGAGCTTATTAAAGAATACGATCAACGCATCGCAGACTTTGAAGCTGATCCCATGCATAAGCAACATAAAAATGCGTTAATGTGTGTGCCCATGCAAGCTGGCAGTGTCTTTGGAATTAATGCTGCCATGCTATTAGAGAAAGTTGTGGACGAGGTGTTCCATTATGGCAATAATTACGATCTTTCTGTAGTCGAATATTATCTAAACGGTATTTTCGATACTGACATTGATGATCCTGACTATGAGTACTGGAATGAAGTCACCGCGCAATTCTTTAGCATCACAACGAACATGTCTAAAGATATTGTGGGTAAATTCTTCACGTTATTAGGAGAAAATAGCTTTAGAAAAGCATGTAATGATGATTTACGGTGGCAATTTTTAGGTATCTACAATAACCAAGCCTTATTGGGTTTTGGTCTATTGGATTATTCTCAAGTTTCTTAGTGTGAGAAAGGAAGTCAAATGCAAGAAGTAGTCAATCAAAAACGCGGCGTGATGACAGTCATCGGTTGCGGTGGCACTGGCATCAATATTGCCACTTTGCTAGAAAAGTATAGCGAGCGCGCTAGTGAGAACTTCGCTCAGATGCAAATCTTTAAAGTCGACACCTCGCTTGCTAATATGCATGGCCAGTCGCGTGATAATTTCTATCACATCAAAAATGCCGACGGCTCTGCACGCTCGAGCGAACAAGAGCTAGACGGCTCGGGTCAAAAACGCGATGAAAATGCAGCCCACATTAAAGCCGCAGTGCCGGAGATTTTGCTCAAATGTAAACCCGGCGATATCACGGTCGTGCTTTCTTCTGGTGGTGGTGGCTCTGGCAGTGTCGTCTCGCCTATTCTAACTGCAGAACTGAAGCGACGCGGCAAGAACGTGATCTCTATCGTAGTGGGTTCTCGCGATACGATGAAAGATATCGACAACACGATCAAGACCATGAAGAGTTTCGCACAGATCTCTAAAAATAGCGAATCGCCGACTATCGTGGGTTACGAAGAAAACGGGTCTGTGACAAACGGACAGGTTATGTCGCAGCGTGACGTTGACCAACGTGTCATTCAGTTGATCAGTGCACTCTCGGTGCTCTTTAGCCGTCAAAATAGCTCGCTAGACTCTAAAGATTTGGAGCACTGGCTAAACTTCCAGAAGGTCACGGAGTTTAGCGCTCGTATGGTCGGTATCCACGTTCTGGATCGTGAATCTTCGAAAAACTTTAAAGATCAGATCATTTCTGTGGCCACGCTCTTTACGGAGAATTCCGGTACGGCGCTCTCGGATGTGATTCCGGCTTATCAATGTCGTGCTCAGCTGACCTCAGATCTAAACGAGCTCTTTGAAAACTCGAACAATCGCCTGCCGCTGCACTATGTGCTTTCGGATTCAGTGATTACCAAGCAAATTGCCGATCTGATGCAAAAGTTTGAAGATCTGCGCGAAAACGCTCGGGCAAGCTCCTCGATGTTGTCTATCCTAGACAGTAACGATGTGGCCGATGAAGATGGAATCATCTTTTAATTAGCCATATATCACTGATTGAACACAGACTGAAGCTCTAATGCCGATAGACTTAACCGTTTTTAGGTGTTAGAGCTTCAGCGCTATTTACTCTTTTATATTTGGTTCGCATGCATAAAAAACTCACTAAGCCAAACATCGGTCAATACATGATGTTTCTGGCTGATAAGCAACCAAGTGCTGCTTTAGTTCTGAATACTTACGATATTCACGCAATCTTTGAAGACTTAGATTCCTTGGGTCTTTTAAAAGGAAAGGACTATACGACTGAGAAAATCGAACCCGATACGCGTAAAGTCATTAACCTCACTCGTCTTGGCACTTTTATTGTAAAGCCTCCGCATGGCGAGTACCAAGTCTATCCGATTAGCGTCCATCTTGATTTTGACTCAATCATTGCCTGGTTAGATCCGTTTCCGATTACAACCGAATGCTGGGTGTTGTATGACATTGAGCCTGCGCGTGTGATGTACGAACACAACCAGTCGGTCCTTAATAATCAACCACGTTGGATTGACAGTAAGATCGCTGATCTCATTCCGGTATGTAATAGCCATGATATTGTCAAAGGCACAGTTAAGCTGATCAAACGCGAAGTTCGCGACATTGCGGCTGCCTTTATTGATGATATTTATTGGCAAATCTTAGAAGACCACACCAATATCTTCACTACTGTCAAAAAGACTGATAGTGTTGAAAAGATCTTGGGTGACTATATCAACATCCCCACACCAAACGAACCCTCTTACCGTTTGTGTAAAGAGCTTCTGGGTTTTATTTACCAGCATGAGGAGATGATTATTCGTGATGTGATTGACGGAGAGAAGAACATGATCTACCTCAATCAGAGTATTGGAAATTTCCAACAAGTCATCACGAAATACAACATCGATTACCGCATCGCTGCCTATGAAGTGTATTTCCAAGAATTCGATGAAGCGAGCGGCGCTGAAGATGATGATCGTCTATTGAAAACCGTAAAAGAAACATCGTCAAACTCTAGCGCCAAACCCTAACATCGCTTAGGAATGAATCCATGCAATTCACATCCTGCAAAGATCCTGAGCTCTTACAGATTAATATCCGAGAGCTCTTGGATCATATCTACGGGGTGATGCTCACGCAAAACCCTAGTATCAGTGGTTGGTGGAAAATAATTGGATTTAATAATCGTACGGCGATCATCACTGAACTGATCCGAGCTGCCTTGGGTAGTGAAGATATCCATGTGGCACGCCCTATTGTTCCTTTGGGTGCAGATATTGTCTTTCATGAAGTAAAAGTCCTACTTCAAGAATCCGGCATGGATTATGCGTTGATCGAACCGCTTTGCTTTACAATCTTAGAGCTAATCTACGATTACTTAAAAACAAATTTTCCTAACATTATACTCACACAAGGTCTACTTGATTATCGGCTCGAGTATCTGAAGTGTGATTTACTGATCTTGCGAAAAATTTCCAGCTTAACCGGAGCTAACTATGGAGTCACCCGACAGTGAAGCGTTACTCTTTAGTACTAAGGAAATATTCGCCCATATCCCAGAGCTTCCTGTCCTTTATCGCTTTTTAGGGCAGGAAGATCTAAGTGTGGTGCGTCTTGCTCTAATGGGTCCTAAAGAGGCTTCAAATTTTAGAGAAGAAAAAAATAAAGCGGAATATCTTTCTTATTATGTATTGGACCGATGGGAAGAAACCAATACGGAAGACTTTAGCGTAGATAGTTCTTTTATGCATGGCCAGCTTGTGCAGCAAGCAAGTCGCCCTAATACGCATGAAAGTGTTTTTAATCGGCTCTACGAGATCTTGTACCCAGCACTTGGCATGCCACAAAGCGAAGTGCTTATCACCGATGTTCGCCGAGCTTACTTAAATCCCAAGCTCTTAGGAACTGAAGATTTTAAAGGAGCCGATTACTATGCCGTTTCCTTCGTTCCTAGACGCTAGAGATAGAACAATCTTTACGTCAGGAAAAGACCGGCTCTCACAAGAGTTTGTCAATGATGCTGGATTTCAAGTCAAAAAGATGTATCTTTTTGATTTCTATGATCCCATCCAATACATCTATGCGTTATTGCTCAGACATGCTCCAAATAAGATCCGTGCGTTCTTAGATCCGTTTTATTTAGTCGTGGGATTATCAGAACTTATTCTAAACGACGGTTTAAATAGCGGCCATCAAGAAATCAGTGATCTCGTCTACGCTGAGTTAATTAGTGAGAGATTAAGTCCTGAAGAGCTTGATGCCTATGCCAGTACGGTAGTCGATATCTGTAGTAAGAGTATGGATATTGTGTACGATAAGATTCGTTTTCTTGTATCGGAGGCGTATATTCAAAATCATACCGGATACCTAGACTACCACTGGCATTTTGCATTTCGTTTTTCGCCGTACGTTGCTCAATTCAATTTACTAAAACAGATATGAAACAAAATGCCGTGATTTTAGATACCAAACCTTTAATCGAACGCATCACTAAGCTCTACCCCGATAAGCCTATTCATGTTTTGGTAAAGATGCTCTCACGCATTGTGATCATTTTCTTAAGCACTCCGGTCGAAGCTATTGATCGAGAGCTAGGCTATGCTGGGTTTTACCCACACGGCTTTGATCCTAAGCTTAAGGAAGGCGCTATTGAATTATTTGAACTCATCGCAAAACGCATCAAAACGCTTTGGCCACAAGCTACTATCGAATACATTCGAACCAACGCATGCCTTGGTTATCAAAACATCCCCACTCAAAATCAATGGGTCCTTATCTTGGCGGATAAAGAAAACATCCCGCCAGATAGCAATTTTATAATACTCTAATATGAAACTTATTCCTGGACTCGTCGCACGTAAACTAGAGGCGTTGCCTGAGTACTTCTTTTTAGATTATCCGCATGATTTAAAAGAAGTCATGACGGAAATTTATTTCAACACGAAAACTCTCATTAATCTCGTGCGTATCGAAGGCAATAGCGATTTAGAGTTTGATCCCTATCGCTTAATTGATGTGTTGCGCAACGAAAACGAAATTCAAAGTCGCGCATTAGAATTTTATATCGAGGTCGCTGAACTCGTTGATCCGAGCTTTGCAGAATTACCAAATTTTAATAATCGTTTGGGCAATATTGTCATCAGTGAGCTCTTTAAGCTATACAGGCGTTTTTTGGATCTGGATCTTTATATTCAAGGCGAACTGCCTTATGAGTTCTTTCAAGAATGTGAGAACGGTTTCTTACTAAAACGCAAAGAAAGGCTGGAAAAAACCATTCCATAAATTCTTTGCATCATAGGCAAGCAAAGACATTATGGGTATGAATCTAGGGCGGGTGAGCCAACAAACATTAATTCTTGATCACAGTCAAGCCACATTAAGTCTCATTAATTTACTGCGTAGTAAATCAGTGACTCAAAACGATATCGAGCTTATTATATCAGGCCTTATCCAGGCCGCGATGGTGAGCTCTAAGCTCTTGCGAGATCAAGAGGCTAAGGAAGTACTCAGTAATCGCTTACTGTCGAGTCGGTATTTGCTAGAACTCAGAACAAGTCAAGAACAATTTGTTTTAGAGCAGGCGTTTTATGCAGTGGCCGACGAGCTACGCGCAAAATACGAAATTTTAGGCATCACCCATCTTCTTGAACCCACAGGCTCAAATTGCTCACTGACACTAGGTCTTTTGCATCCAAGCCGAATGATTATCTTTGCTTTACCTAATGAAAGGATTTCTGTATGACTTATAACTTCCAGCCTCGACAAAAGTATAGTTTCGAGACTTATGCGCCTCAGCTACTGGGCAACGAATTTAAAGCTGTGACGGTACGCACTGTCATGGATTATCAAGATGCAATCAAAGAAGAAGATGTCTTTGCCTTACATAAACAAGTCTTAGGCTATATCACTGATCCTACTGTTACAGTCCCTTCGGATTTTAAGAAGCTGACTTATCTAAAGCTTATTACCTCAGTAGGTAAGACGCGAATTATCGCAGCTGAATGGATTATTGAAGCTTCGATTCAATCGGTCAATTTGGTGGATATCGACGTGAAAGTTTTTCGCACTGACCCCAGTAAAGTGGCGATCATTCGTGAGGCCCTGGCTCAAAACGGCATTACGAATTTTGAGATCAACGCAACGGGCGTAAGTAATTCTTAAATATTATATCTACCATTATATGCCAGGCGTTTGAGAGCGAAGTTGAAAATTGGTTTTGGATGTTCCAATTGGCAACTTCATAACGGCTGGGTAAGAGGCGTAGGATTGTGTGCTGTGGTGTTTGCCTATTTCGGCTTTGAGTGGGTGCGAATAGGCATAAGTTGGGGAACTACCACAGCGCCTGCATAATGCCTCTTACTGTGGTGGTCGTGGGAGCTTACTCTTATTCGGAGTAGCTAGAGGTGCATGTACTAATAGATCCCTGAATTGATCAGAATTCAGTGCGGGTCTTAGTGATGCGGTCTATCTACTTACAGAGTAAGCTCCCACTCTTTGGCTTTATGCCGTAATAAATAAAACCGCCTTTTTAACCCTGTGAATATAATAACAAAAGGAATCGGATGCCATGAGTAAAAGTTCAAATTTATTTGTATTTGAACGCACAGAAAATTTTAATGGACTATTAGTATATTGTCGAGAAATCCTTAAATTCAGTAACCAGCTCACTGAAGAAGTGATTAATGTGGTCATCGATCGAGTCCTCAACGGTCCAGTCATGCATAAGAGTCTGACCTTAGACTTTTTAAAAGCATCTAGCTTATATGAGAGCGCACAAGTTGAAAGCCAGGTAGCGAAACTAAAATACGACCCACGATTTGAGAAACTTCTTTTAAAATACATGAACCTCTTTGCCCACGATCTCTTTGATCGAGCACTAGCGTTGGGCTTGCGTCAACAATACAGCAATTCTCACAAACGCGATCGATCTATCTTTATTTATAAGGGATTGATCCAACAAGACCAATTTACGATCATGGAGATTCAATAAAATGGCCAATCAAGTCCAGTTTCTGGGGTCAGATGAAAACTTTGTCTACGCCGCTTTTATCAACCAAGAAGACGATCAAAAGGGCTTACCTCAGATCTGTGTGTTTGATACAAAAGCGTGGTTTGAACAAGATCCTCATGTCAGTAAAGGTCCTATCAAAGTGTTCAAACCCTCAGCGCTTAAAGAAGGGACTGACCACGCGCATTTTAGTGAAGGAATTGCTACCGGGTTTCTCTCACCGACTTCTTCTGAGATGCGAGTGCCCTCAATTGCATTTGGCTATGATGCTCAATGCCCGGAGGATTTTAGCATCAGCTATCTCGATACCGATGAAAAGACGCAAGACAAAACCAAGCCGGAATTTATCTTTAACCAATTATGTTTTAAACAAGCATTGGTAAAAGATAAGACTTTTGAGAAAACTGAACAAAGCGTATTTAATCTTGCAGAAGAAACCATCAAGGCCTTAAAGCACGACATGCGCTTTAAAGATGCAAAGCTTATTAAGTCTGTAGGCGATGAGCTCTTTGAGATTCAAACCGCACTAAGTCATAATGAAGCCAAGTTTATTATTGCCGCTTTTCATGCAAAAATTGAACTTGTGATCTGCATTGATCTCAATGACTTTAGGCTTCAGGTCTTTACGAGCTCTCAAATTAACCCCACGATCCCTAACGCGCGCTTTAGTCGAGAGTTACCGTATTTTGTAGAGACCAGTGCTGAAGAAATCATTTTTCTAGAACCCACACCTTTTGAATACAACATTGAAACGAGCACCTTTAATTATCTTTGCTATTACTATAAATTTGGTGATAGCGCAAAGCGTGTAAGACCTGATCTCAGCGCAACCTTTATTAAGATCAAATATAATCATCCCAACAGTTTTCCTTTCAGGCTATTGACTATTTGCAACAGCTACGGTATCGATATCATTGCCTACGATCTGATTAGCCTTCAGGCACCAGTCGATAATAACGTACCGCCCCAAGATACTTGGGCGTCTTTCTTTGTGATGGGCTTGCAAGATAGCATCGAGACGTCCAGTGAACCTCTCATTAATAAGTCATTGATCTTTGTGCGTGAGCAACAATTTGTCATCGCGATAAAAGATGACAAGCCGGTACTTAAACCCTTTACTCAATAATGCGTCATATTTGGGTGACCTTTTAGGTCACCCAAATATGCTCTTTTAGTTTTTCAGTACCGCAGCATGCCTTCAAACTCTGCATTGACCCAACGTGCTTGATCAGGAGGCAACATATCGTTAAAGGCTTGACTATTTCGATAAAATTCAATATGACGCTTGATGGAATTAATTGCGCCTCGATTAGCATCACCAAAGGTGGTGTGATTATTATCAAGTAAGAACTTCAGCATCTCTAAACGACTAATGGCTAAAGCCCAGTTGATTTGACGGGTTCGATAAAAATCAGGCAAGGTACTTAACTCAAGCGCTGTCTCATGGACTGCTAAAGGAATATGTTTTAATACCTTATTGAACTGGAAATGCCGAGTCTTTAAGTACTGTGCTTGTGATTGATACACTTCATCGACTCGGTCTTGCCAGTCTGTCATATAAAACGGATGCCGAAAGCTGTCTCGATCAGTTTGAGCCAGATCAAAATAGTTTCGATAAAACCGATTAAAAAGTGCGTAATCTAAGTGACTTGCACAAGTGTTCGGTAACACAAAACGATGGATGAAGCTATTGATCGGAAGATTCTGGTTTTCTTCATTATCGACATTACGCTCAAAAGCCCGAAAGCCTCGGTACTGCATCATTAAGAGCGGAATATTAATGGCTAATACCGCGTATCCCTTCTGGTTCGAGAGATTAGTGGTATTTAGAATCGGAATACTCAAATCACTAAAAGGATGCGAGAGTACACTCACTGCTTCTTGGGTTTGCCAATTAATCAATGCTTGCCGATAATCAAATGACTGAGATTCGGAAATGAGGATCTCTCTGATTCCTGGCCCATAGAACTGATTTTTAAAGACTTTACCGCGTGTAGCGCTTGAAGTAATCTGAAGGCTTTGCGAGACACTTAAGGCGTTGCGTTGCAACCAGCTATAATACTCGCTATCACTGAGGCCAGGGCCAGCACCCAATGCGTTGATGATAGAGACTAAAATAGTATCGATGGGCGCAGCAAACGTGTGCGTGCGATAGTATTCGATGACACGATTCAGATTAACCAGTAAGCCTGCTTTTACGGTACTCCAATACGGATCGATAAAAGATCCTGTTTTTGTGGTTTGGGGTAAATTAAATAGCTGATACATAAGCGGTCTTAGTGTTATTGGTAAGGGACGATGAAAATTTTCATAGCATTGAGATTAAAGGATTTTTACGCATGAACCTAGAAAATGATAAGTTAAAGACGCAGTTTACGGTCTTTTTTAAAGTCGAAGTCAACGGCTTGCTACTCACAGCGCAAGATTTAAAGCAGCCCATGCAAGCAAGCACATTGCTACCAGTGCTCTCGGGCTATGAGCCTTGTACTTTTATTGATGGGGTCAATCGCTACACGTTCGTACCTGGACATATCTACAACCAGCCCCAGGAAATTGATGAGGTGATTGCGCGCAACATTCAGCGTTTTGTAAAAGATACCACAAATCGTTATGTTATCTTAGACAATACGTATGAGTTGACGATTCTCTCACATACTGAAACGGTGTTAGAGCCTGCCAAACCTTTCCCAGATGATTTTCTGATTACCTAATCCCTAATACGAGAAGCTTATTAAGTCTTCTCGTATTATGCCGTGATAATGATGAAATCTGTAAAAAATTACATCTATGCTAATAGTATGTAGATGTGCGTAACAGCACAACCGCTCTTACTAGTTTTACGACTAGTAGAGCAATCCTGTATGATGCCGTATGACATGGTTTTAACAAATCTTTCGTAGTAAAAGCTTTTTGTAATGTGTTTTAGCTTAAAAATAAACACATATAACCAAAGTGTATGAGGATAAGTAAAGCTTCGTTTAAATACCCAACTTCAGACGCTTTCTTTATCATTCATTACAACAATCTTTGCAAAGATCGTTTATTCAACAAGGAAACACAGAAATGAGTTCTGTACAATTCGGTTCTTCGAACACCCCTAATCAGAATACCCAAACTGCTGAGCAAGCTGCTGGAGCTCCGGCGCCTGAACAGCAAACCCAACTGGGTAACGACCAGAACGTCATGGGTTCTATGAATTACGGTATCAACGAGCTGGGTTCTGGCATCTTTGGTACCGGCATGCAAATGTCCTTTAACTCGGGCTCCGAGCAGCTGCATCGCGCCAAGGAAGCTCTGAGCGTGCAACTGAAGAAAGCCATCGAGACGCTGCGCAAGGAAAACGTCGTCGGCCTGGTCACGCTCGATCGTGCTGAATACAAGAAACTGCCGTACTCTGTGCTGGTGCTGACTTACGAAAACCGTAATCAACCGCAAGTGGGACGGACCTTCTACACGATCGTGCTCGCAGGCGACGCGCAAGCGACCACCCGCAACGAAAATGTGGCAGGTGGCCAGCAAACCGTGGAAGTCATGAGCCTGCCCGATGATGCCCAAGCCCAGTGCATCAAGGAAGTGAGTGAAATCCTCAAGTCCATGCAACCTGGCGTGCGGCTAAACCGTGCTTCGGGTACCGTGGTCTCTAACGGCACGTTTGATTGGGCTAACGAACAGCAAGTCTATCAACTGCTGGCTGTGGCCTACAATAGCTGCCTGGGCGCGGCTGCTTCGCGTTCGCCGAACTTCAACGACGTGAACCTGGCTCGCATCGTCACCGGTCCGCTGGAAGTTGCCGTCCATCGCACCAAGGGTCAAGTCCAGCCGCGTGACGTGCTGGGTCGTCCCAAGCGCCGTGACCTGGAAGTGCAACTGCGCACCCGCCAGCAAGTGAACCAACAAACCGGTGAAGTGATTCAACCTTCGGAAATCATCTCTTCGCTGTCTCTGTATGGTGAGCTGCTCTACGCGCCCGAACAAACCGTGCGCATGACGCCGCTAGGCCAACAGATTCCTGAAGTCCGTACCTATCGTCCTCGGATGATCGTGACTGCCATGCGCAATCACCAAACCAACACGCTGGGTGCGAAACTGATGGGTCTGATTCCGGCCATCGCTCTGTTCCAGAACAAGGCTTCTCACCAAACGTTCTATCCGGCCCAAAATTCGGGTCCGGGTGCCTCGGACGACGTCGGTGTGCTGAACATCGAAGCCAAGCTCAACGCTGGCGGTCCGTTGTCTCCTGAAGTGGGTGAGCGCGCCAATATCTTCGGTGGTGAAAGCCATCTGCTGCCTGAATTCCTGGATAAGATTCTGTCTGATTCCGTGGAACTGGCGATCGATATCGAAGTTGGTGGTCAAGACTACCAAAACGAATCGGTGTTGCTAAAGGCTGCGCTGGCCGAAAATGGCACGGGCGAAGATAAGGAGTATCGCAACGCCTACCAGCGTGTGATTGACACCATGAACGTGCTGTTTAATGGCGAATTTGCCAAGCACTGGAAGGGTGGTCCGATTGCAGTGATCGACTCCGTTCTGGAAGTGGGATACTACGCTGATCGTGACGGTAACCTGCGTGATACGCGTGATGTGGATACGGTGGCTGTGATGAACAAGTTTGCCGAAACCACGCCGCTGTACTGCCGGACTTGGTCCGATGCGCTGGTCAACCGTGCCATGCCTATGCCCATGCGTGCTCGCGACATGCGTAACGTCATTGAAAACGTCATTGCGCCCCCGACCTACACGTCTCGCGTGTTCCGTCTGGTGTTCTCGGCGAACTTCATCGACGCCTTTGTCAAGAGCGTGGATGCACTGAACTTCCGTCCCTACATCAGCCTGCCTAACGACGCTCGTCGTGACGATCGTCTGGCTTATGCGGGTGCTGGTACCGGCATTACGCCTAACATGGGTGCTGGTATCTTCTCGACCTTCGGGCCGACGGCCGGTGGTGCGGGTGGCATTGGTCAGTTTAGTCGCTGGTCGGTGTAAAAACCTTTTTAAGTGCTAAGTAGTAAATAAAGGAAGGGGAGGCGACTCTCCTTCCTTTATGCTCTTTTTATTTAGTTTCTTTTAAAGGAGTTTACTTATGGGTGTAAGTTTAGTCATTAAGAATCATGACCAAATTTATAATGAGCGACTCCAAAACAAGCCTCCAGTCCTAGACTATCAGCAGCTTGCAAAGCACGAGTACTTCAGTAAAGCCTTGTCGGTCAAGCATCGAAAAGCAATTGAAAAGGCCAATAGTCCCCAAAACGTAAATCTGATGCAAGATTCTACGATTGAGGATAAGGAACGCATCAATAAGGCCTTTTATACACGCTATATCTCTGAGCGCTCTAATACAGTTATCGAAGATATTCCAAGCTGCGAGTGCGGTGAATTCGATACCTATAAGAATCTTGGATGTATTTGCGATAAATGTGGTACTCCGGTGTTATCGAATCGCACCACGGATCTAAACTCATTGGTTTGGATTCAGGCTCCAAAAGGCATCCCGGCACTTATTAACCCCACAGTGCTTCGGATCATCTCTAAGCGATTTGAAATCAGTCGATTTGATGTAATCCGTTGGCTTATGGATTATAGTTACGTGGGTCCTGGTAAAGAGCCTGTGGCTGTTTCTCAATTAGAGAATATGCAAATCCCAAGAGGAATCATTAATTTTTATAATCATTTTGATTCAATCATGGATACGCTCTTTAGTCTGCGTTCGCTCTCTAAGAGCTCAGACACAGAAAAGGCTGATGAAGAACTAAAGACCTTCATTCGGGAAAATCGAGAAAAGATCTTCTCTAAGGTCATCCCTATTCCCAATAAGGTCTTATTGGTCGTAGAGAGTAATAACTTTGCAACCTATATGGACCCTAAGCTTGCAGGCATCATCGATGCTCTGTGGCTTATGGTTGGGATTGATTCTGCATACTCGAATTTGACACTCAAGCAAAAAGAGATGCGGGTCATCAAAGCACTTTGTCAGATTGCAATCTATAATCGAGAAAGTGATCGCACCACTATCGCACAAAAGACTGGGGTCTTTAGACGTAATGTCTTTGGACTTAGCACTTGGCTCAGTTTTCGTACGGTGGTCTCCTCCATTACTGATCCACATGACCGAGATGATATCTACATCCCGTGGAATGTGGCCATGACAATCTTTCATTATCACTTAATCAATAAACTGGCTAAGCGAATCAATCCTGAGACGGGTCTGCGGTTTACTCCATACGAGATTGATACCTTGATTGAAAGTCATGTCAATAAGTGGCATCCACTCTTTAGAGAACTCTTCGATGAGCTCTTGCGAGAAACGCCTAATGGACGAGGCTTTGCTTGTACGAAGAATCGAAATCCAAGTCTATACCGCAACTCCATCCAATTGGTGTATATCACCAAGATCAAGGATGATGTCTCTGATGTCACGACGTCAATTAGTATCTTGACGGTCAGACCGCTTAAGTAATTAGGCCGTTATGGTAGTAATGCCATATATGAACCCTCCTGAACTGACGGGAACCAACTAAAGCTATCTACACCAACCTAGGGTAGTGATACACCTAGAGGCTGAACTAATCACTCAGGTATGGTAAAAGAGAGATAGATATTACAATGTGGAATCCGCAGCGAAGCTTGTTTAATTGAACTATGTCTGCAAGGGAGCAGAGGAATAATACTGTAGCCCATTGAAATAGATGGTCAGGTACCAAACGAAAGTATCCCAAATTAAACAAGAACGTTCAACGAACATGTCTCGACTAGAGTCGAGTAGTGGGAGGCCCCTAGCTGGTTTACCAGAAGGGTGAAGATATGCTCTGATATCCTAAGGAAAGCTTAGGACGGGTGTCTTAGCACACCGGCTATATACGGAATCGGTATGTAGTGGACAAAATGTAATGCTGACTTCGATTAGCGTATTTAGCCCTGTCGACCTATATAGCGATATATAGTGAATAAACCCTTCTCAAACGGCGAAAGCATCTTAGGATGTAACACCGTACCAAAACAGTAGCGAAAGCACTGCCATGGTCTAGAGACTCATAGAGCACCTAAGATCCTCACAAGGGATTATGGAGCTACTAGGATGGTTGATAAAACCATAAATGGAGGGACTCTCATACCCGAGAGTAAGGAATAGTCCAAGATATAAGCATCCTGGGGGATAGCTTGAATTTCACCTTGTTGCCAGATCAGCGCCTGGCTAAAGGGATGGAACGGTTGTCGGTAACATATAGTGCGTTTGATTTACGAGGTTCTCGTAAAATCTCTGGTAATGTAGCAATGCCTAAGACGGTCATGGCTACGATTGCTAATTATGTACACTCTGAAAAGGAAATCGATATGGATAAGCAAAGGAAAATGGTAGAACGCTTCGGTGCGACGGTTCAATAACGCACTGATGCGTACACTCTCTTTAAAATAAAGGATGGAGCATGGTTCAGATCATCCAAGGTTCTGACCTAGATTTTAGAGCTGCGGTCTATGGCCAGCCCCATCCTGGGGCCTTAGCATTAGTTAAGCAAAGCACTTCTGCATTGTCCGAAGCCTTCGGTCATATGCAATCTACGTTTCTTGATAAAGTCAATCAAATCGCTGAAGACTACTCTGGTAGCCATACGCTAAACTTGATGAAAGCTGCGCTCAATAAGCTTAAGCACGCTTTCTTGCCTGACATCATTCAACCGTATAGCAACATTGATCAACTGCAACAAGCGGCTGAGAAAATGCGCTATTACATCATGAGTGAACCCCAACTCTTGGATCGATATCGTAAACAGGAGCTTGCAGGCTATGACGGTCATTTCGTGGATATGTATCCTGATTGTAGTGGTTGGGATCATCCTGTATATCAATCCGTCCATCATGGAGTATTAAAGGACGGCGATAAAGACACGGAAGATCAAGTGGAAATGTACTTCATGGAAAATGAAGAACTAGCACTTGATCAACAAGTCGATATCATTGAAACGCAGATGCTTAGCCTAAGCTACGTGCTATATGGCAAACGAGACCCAACTTCGACCTTTAATGCAAAACTCTAGGTAATACGGCACACAGGGCAGACCTTAAAGGTCTGCCCTAATATGCTCATGTTTTTTCTTTATCCTGTGTAAACTACTTAAATAAACTCACTTTTAAAAAACCTTAAATCAATAAGGTACTGTGCCATCATGTTATGATTTATCTTTTAAAAGAGCGTGTCTGATGAGTTTTAACATTCCGAGTCTGAGTCTACAGACATATGTAAAAAGCCCTGAGCTTAAGGCTGATTTGGCGATGAGTAATGCGCTAGCCAGCATGAACTCTCAATCCAATAGTTTTAAGAATGTCATCACAAGCCTGCCAGGCATGTTCAAAGAACGCAATGGCAATATCACTGGTACCATTATTTTATTGCGTGATACCTTAGAGACTTATCTGCAACGCATTTTTGATCAAGCGGTAGTCGACGTTATTCAAAAAGAAGCCAGAACAGATCCAAAGCCTCGAGTGACATTGATTATTCGTGCAATGGTCACTGAGGATGGAAAGAGTTATAACTTACAACGTTTGCTTGAGCAAGCCGACGGGCAATATCGATTCTTGACCGATATTAATAACGGTTAAAGTGTGCTAAACCTTTTCATACATAATAGCTCTATGACTCGTGCATTAAATATTGTTTTAGTCGACGCGCTCACAAAGTTGGCGGCCGGTGAGTTTGAAGATATCATGACAGTGCAAGTCAATACGCAGAAAAAACGCAACGCCTTACCTGTGCTACTGCAAACTGTAAAATTAAAAGCAAACCAATACGATTTTCAATTCACCAAAACTATTGGTTTTATCCGCAATAAAATTCAAGTCTCTGAAGAGTTTCGCTTAGCGGTCGCCAGGCAATATGAAAATAGTGCACTCTACGGTAAAGAAATATTCAATGTCGCAATCTTACGAGAGAGAGTCAAGTAATGCATTTTGTAATGCATTTTTTATCGATAAGGAATCCTAACCATGAGCGACGAGAATAAGCGCGAGATTTTAGAGCCTTTGCCTATGATCGACCTGAGTCAGCCCGAAGATGTTTTAGCCCGTCACACACTGAATTGGGAATCTGACGCCAGAGCGCGCATCGCAGAAGCTGTCAATCAAGCTGACGAGTATCTACGAGTGCGTCTAACGGAAGATCGATTCGAAGAAGCGTTTTTGCCTTTGTTTACGGGTGAACCCAGTCGGTACCCTGAGATTAATTTGTATACCTATACGAATTTTGTCGGTGGTCCTAACCGAGAACTTTCGATCACCAATGCGCTGACCGGACAAGAGATTTTGCGTGTGCCGCCAATCTTTAGTCACGATAAAATTAATTTCAACACCCCGCGCGATCCTCAAAATACTTACTACGAACTCTTAGGTCGTATTAATCAAATTGGAGGGAGGTTGCCTATTAAAGCGTCTCGGCTTTTGCTGCTCCAAGGCGCTAAGAAATGGGAAAGCGTAAAAAATAAAGAACAGTATTTCGAGCTCTTTAAGCGCTGGAATATTGTCTTTGCGCATTATGGTCGAGACGTGGTGCGTATCAAAGGCTTTAGCGATGAAGAGCTTGGGATTCCGAGTGGCTATGTGGCAACCAAAGCACATAAAACGCCTGATACTCAAGTATCCAATCAAAACACAACTTCTACGCAAAGCGCGGCCAATCAAAAAACTTCCATTGACGATCTAGCCGGTTGGGATGAGGACGATGATTGATCGAATGAATGCGATAGTGGTCTCAGATGTGCATTTGGGCAATACCCGTATCGATGATACGAAGATGATCAAAGCGCTCTGTGACCTCTTTCGCCCCCAACGCTCATACAAAGCAATCATTGAAGAAGTCAATACTTTTATTATTGCAGGTGATCTTTGGGATCGATTATTAAATCTAAATCATCCGAATCTGTCTGCAATTATTCAAGGACTTGTCTTTATTTTACGTGAATGTAAAAGACGACAAATTCGAATTTATGTATTAGAAGGCACGAAAAGTCATGAGTGGGCTCAATCCGAGTTGCTTGTGACCTTAAATCGTGCCGCCAGTATCGAGGCTGACCTACACTACATCAAAGACCTAAGCATCCGGCACGATGAGCGATTCGATCTGAATCTGCTTTTCGTGCCGGATGACTTACATCATGATCATTCCATTATTTATAGCCAAGTACAAGAAAAATTCCGTGAAAAAGCCCTAGACCAAGTTGATCTAGCAATTATGCACGGCATGTTCAAGCACCAAGTACCCGCAGGCTTAAATCTGCCTTGTCATGACAATAGTCTTTATGAGGCGTTAGTCAAATACGCAATCTTTATTGGTCACGTACACATTCATACGGAGTTAGGTAAAATTTTTGCCCAAGGCTCCTTTGGACGTATCAGCCATAACGAAGAAGAGCCTAAAGGGTATTTCCATTTTTGGTTTGATCAAGACTACGTCTTTCATACTGAATTTATCGAAAACACCCAAGCTGAGCTTTTCATTACAGTCGATTGTGAAGGATTGGATACGAGTCAGACCATCAGTAAAATCGCTGAGACCGTCAAGCAGTATGGTGAGGATTTGACCTTACGAATTAAAAGCGAAGCCTCAAATCCAATCTTTGCCAATCTCAACGAGCTCTATACTGCTTTTCCTTTAGTTCGATTTTCTGAACCTAAGAAAATTGTCGAAAAGAAAAAGACTAAACAAGTAGAGCTCAAAGGCTTGAGCTACACGCCTATCGTGATTAACAAAGACAATATTGGCAAGCTCATTGAGGAGCGTCTAACGCGTAAAGCGCTTGATGATCCTAAGCTTTTAAAGGTGATTGCTGACGCAGTCGAAGAGCTGAGGTAAGAGACGATGAAAGTTATTTCAGACAGGGTCGTCGGATACTTTCCGCTTTCTATTGCAACAAGCCTAGCCATTGAAGCATTGGTTGGGATTGGTTTAGACGAAAACGGAAATGTAAAGACTACCCCTAATCAAACAAAGCACTATGAGGCGCTTTGGATCAATATCCGTACCCTCATTCGTAATATCGTGGGTTCAGTCGATAAGGAGCCTGGTGCTATTGCAGGTTCTGATATTGCACTGACTGTCATTGAGGAACTAGATTTTATTAAACAAATCCTCAAAGAACATGGCCCTCACATAACGGTGCGAGCTTATTACTGTGGTTATCGGTTTATTGAGAAGGATTTCCCTCGTGGTGAGCTTCGCTCACCCAATACAGATAAACAAAAGGCATTAGATCTTTGCTTTCGTAAGGCGTGGGAGTATACCAAGAATCTTCTCGATCAGTCTGAAGTCGATACTCATGTTTTTTCAAACCAGATTGATAAACGTTTTTACGAAAAAGCGCTAATACTCACTCACATTCCAGTAGACCTGTTATCTTACCCTCACTTTAAAGAACTCAGTCTACTAGAGTCGCACACTGGAGCGATCAAACCTAAGAATCTGTGGTATACAAAGTTTCATAACGGAAAAGAACTCATGGAAATTCCGTTTATGGCTAGCACCCTTCAGATCTTTGGTGATAACGAGACCTTCAGGCCTGCAAAGATGAGTCTACGCAAACACGTCCTTGCTACCGCGATCAAATACAAATGGTCTTTTCTTACTACAAGAGACAAAGTCCGTTTTAATCTTGATAGCATCGAGGATCGTGATATCCGAAAAGAGCTTTTAGCTTATTTCGTTTGACAATTATCAACATAAAAAGTTATATTTCACACTGGTGGTTTATAAATTGAATAGTATCTCAAATATAAACCATCAGAAACATTGACTCCTAATTTAGGAAAATAAAATCATGGCCTACGGCAATCAACCACAACAACAGCGCGAATATAACATCCTTGATGCTCGCTATAGCTCGATGAGCGCTCCTTCCACGCAAGATGGCAAATGGGCGTCTTGGAAATGGGGCATTAATAAGGGTGAGATCACGATCACCGTGTTTACCAATGATGAGAAAGACAGCTCGACTTTCCCCAATGAAAAGGGTCGTATCGCTGCAAAGCTCTCGCCTCGTCAATTTGGCTGGTTTACGGCGGCGCTAAAGACGGCGCTGGCTGCAACCGGCCCTTATGATGCTGCTTACACGCACGATGATTACAAGTTCTTTGGTCAGGGTAAACGTTCGGATACCCGTCTGCCTATTTGGACGCTTTTGGTGCGTCGCCTGGAGGACGGTAAAATTGTCGTCATGCTCATGGATGCAAGCAAACCGGATCGTCCGCGCATCCCGTTTAGTTTTGCTCCTCCGCTGGGCGCGAAGCTCAAGACCAGTGGCGGTGTTGAGATGTCTGAGGCGCAAGTCTCTCAACTCTTTGCCCAAGGCTTTCTGGATACGACCGTGCCGATGATCACAGAGCTGGCTATTCGAATGTATGAGCATCGCATGCCTAAGCAACAAGGCGGACAAGGTGGCGGTTATAACAACCAGGGCGGTGGCTATAATCGTGGTAATCAAAACCAAGGCGGTTATCAGCAAGGCGGTGGCAATGCGCCTGCTAGTGCGCAAGGCGGTGGCAGCACCGATTACGACTCTGATATTCCGTTTTAAAAATTAGAGTCAGTATTGAGTAAATAAAATAAGAGCATAATAAGGAGAGCGTCAAGAATGGTTGCTCTCCTTATTATGCCTTCTACATTGCTGTTTAAATAGTTTTCAGGTACATATTACTAAACTGACTTTAGGAATTAATCTCACACCTACATTCTTACTCTTAATAAAAAGGATGGTTGCATGACAGCCGAATCTCAAAGTCTTCGTATCATTCAAAGAACGCCTACGACGATTAGCGTGGTTTTTGGTAAGGAAGACTTACTCTGGGATGTGACAGTGTTTAATAATACCTCACATCGTAAGAACGAATTTGATATCTTTGAACAAATCAATCAATTCTGGTACGAAAAGCCTGAAAGTTTTCAGAAACAAGTTTTTGAGGTCTATAAGAAGATCCATGAGATTTTTCAGTATGGCGGAACAATCGACGGGTTGACTGTCGAGCTCTCGCCGTATATCAAAGAGCTCACCCGTTTGCATCACCCTGATGAGCTTGCGGTATGGGCACAGATTAGCGCGAGGCTTTATGTCTCACCCAGTATTCTTACCGAGTACAGCCGCAACGATAGCGTGGCAGCCACCCGCTTTATTGAAGCCGGTACTCGTAATAAGACTTATCTGAAAAAGGACTACATCAAACTTCTGGGTCTGGCAATTTGTGTGCGTGCTTTAGTGCCGATCTTTGGTGAATTCATTTTCCAAACCGGTGTATCGGCTGGTACAAACTTTAAAGAATTTCAAGCAGGCAAGTTGCTTGAAGGCACTGTCGTTGAGCATTGCGAAGCGTACGATAAGCTCCAGCTCTATGTGAATGATATTATCCAAACCGATAAACAAAAGGCTTCACCTATTCTCGATGGGATCAGTAGCGAAAGGTTTCCGGTTTGGATTTTGTACATGATCATTGTCAGGCGCCTGACGGTTGGAAATCTAAAAGGAGATCCGACGCAACCGAACTCACACCTAGTCACCTACATCCACTTTTATCTCAGCCAACGACTGTTGGGCTATGAGAATAACTTCTCCTCAGGTAAAGTCCGTGATAAAGACGTAGGTTCTTCTACCACGGACGAAGAGTCAAAGCTCTCCATTCTTGAGACTTATAAGACACCCACTGAACATAGTCCTGGTAATTATGAACTCATGGGGTTTTACGCCAGTGATACTGATTGGGCGATCCAAGTGCTGTGTCCAGATCTTGATCGCACGCTTTTTGCCCAAGCTTGCGAAGCCAGTCAGTTCATGCTGGGCCCTGTTCCGTTTTATAAAGCCCAAGCCATTCTCGTGCAAAATCTCATCGGGCCGTATCTGGCACCTGATGTGTTAGAGCACATTTTACGTATTCCGAGTCTTGGGTTGTACAACGTCGTGCAAACCATGCTGTGGCAATATGGCTATAAGGATCTAGCTTGTTTTCTTACTGCCACGATCAAAGAAGATGTCCAAGGCTTAAGCGGATCGACCCATACCGTGCGTATGAATATCCCTCGCACCATGAGTGATAAGATTCGTGAACTCTACCCGCATCTAAAGCGCACGAGCTCTCGTAGCGCCAACAGTAAAGTGGAGCCTACGCCACTGACCACGATTAAAAATATTGTGGAAATGATGAGCTCTCAGCAATGGGTCATGAATATCCATGAACAATGGCTGCGTGAGCTTGACACTTCTATGGTCAGTGCTGGACGACGGCGCGACTGGCGTATGCCTGCTGACATTCGTGTGCAATTGGCTAAACTCTTTATTCAGATTGGAAGTTACGAAGCCCCGTTTCATCCAGAGAACATAAAGAAATTTAACGCTCTACAGTTTTAATGGTTGTTTTACTCTCTTTCTTATTATTGGAGCCACTCTCATGCTAAACCACGTTTCACGGGCACGGGTCGTCAGTCTCGTATTGTGCTATACAGGGGGTTATCAGCCTCAGTATATTCGGCCCTATATGCTGAGCACCGAGCAACATAAGCGAAATGAGTTGCTTAATCGCATCGATCCGAATCGTCCGATTAGTCCGACCACTCTGGGCGGGGAAACAGCTGGTTTTGTCAAACCCAGTATTCAAGTTGACACCAGCATGCAGCTTATGATGCCAGGCGGCTGGGGCGGTGAGCGCCTGCGTTGGATCGCTACCATTGAAGTGCAAACCATGGTCGGTATGATTGTTCAGTATTTGACCGGATATACCGATCACGTTGGAGTCTCGCTTCAGACTCAACAGCTCGATCCCAATATGCGTTTCTATATCAACAACAGTTTCCAATTTCGTGTTGATACGGTCATGCAAAATGGGATTCCGGTGCGCAGGCTCGTGCCTGCTCGTCTGAATCAGGTGTTGATCAATTACAACTATAATGGCACGCAGCTCATGAAAAGCACGCTCATCCGCCCTACGGATGTGCTAAACTTTATTGGGACTGCGCCCATTCGTCAACAAATCGTCAATAATAACGTGGCCTTTGAAAGCTCTACGCTCACTAACCGGGCGACGCTCTCTAATGTCTCAAATGCCAATCCGACTGCTTACGCGGCTCGTATTTTGGATGCACAACGTGCAGCCTTCTTGGATGTTGAAGAGTACGGCCAAGGTTTTGATAACTTGGCTGCCTCAGCGGCTGAAAAGGTGCGAGAGGATTCTCAACGCGTTGATCCGTTTTTGACGATGCTCATGAATAACTCCGATGAAACGATCGTGGGTAATGATTTCACCTGGGGTGATCTGGCTCGAATTGATCCCAATGTCTTGCGCGATGAGATCACTACGATCTTCTTGCGTAACGCAATGATGCCAAGCTTTGTGCCTCAAAGTTTCGCGGCAGTCGATCCTAACGCCTCTGCAACTTGGGATGATGCGAAGTATCTTCAGCAGTCAGCAACGATGCTGCGCGATTCGATTGGCTCCATTATGGCAGAAAACATGTTTAGCAGTATTGCGTTTTCTATCACTAATGAGACTGGTCAATTCACCGAAGCCTTTACTGGTGGCAATCTCTTTGTGCCTGATGTGAATCCAGAGCCCTTCTGGTATCGGTTTATTCATCGACTGAAAAACGAAGTCATCTCCGATCTCTCCTTTAATAACCAGACGCGCTTTACCCTGCACGCGGTCTGCGAATTTATTGGGGACATTAAGATGCACCTGACTATTAACGATCAATACGGAGAATTTGTCTCACCGACTTTCTGCTCGAGCTTGACAACCCCAGTGCTTGCAGGCAATCAGAATTCGGCTCAAGTCATTGCAGATGGCTTTTATGAACTCACCAATGAGCTTCAATCTGCTTTTACCAATCGCGTTGCTATGGCCAATACCAACTTGAGTGCCAATTACGATAATAGCAATTCGATTATGGATTACATTCCGTTCTAGGATTCTAAATGGAAAAGCCCACTCTTTTGAAATGGTACACTGACGTATTGGCAGCAGCCGATGCGCATGTGGATGAATCAGGCTTTGTCACGCTCTTTACGGGCGATAAAGCCATCCCAGCCAAGGTCGAGTCCGAAGGCTCGGATAAAGCGCTACAGCTTGCGCTACCCACAGACTTCGTGCTCTCTAAGCATTATGCTGATACGATTCGCTTCCATCCGCTGGCTGAAGACTTTACCAAAGGTCCAAGTGCTGTGATTGAAGCGTATCGTCAATGGTTCTTGTATAATTACTCGACCACGACGATTGTGACTATCATCGCACTGCTTGAGATGACGGCTTCGCATAAATTGCACGCCACGCTCTCGCCGGTACAAAGTGAGTTGCTTGCGATTGCGAAAAATGCCAAGCAAAGCACGATTGATACGTTTAAAAAGCTGATCTCTAAGATTAGCATCGATGATAATGATTTCCAGATCGCTAAGGTTTTTCTAAAGAAAAATCCTCGCATCGGAGATCGTGCGTATCAATGGGGTGCGATTGTCAGCTTTCCGCTCTACGAGCAGCTGAAGACCAGGCCCAAGAAGCTCAAATCGGTGACCTTGAGCAATGAGTTCTTGGATTGCATCTTGTCAATCTTAAAGTACTTGTACCGCGATATTGATGTGCCTCATGCTTATAGTTTCGGTTCTAATTCGGATTTGGCACCGAAGTTTGAATCCGTACTAGGAGCAATGAAGAATCTGTCCATCGAAGTCAATGGACTGATTCAGGAGCTTGGCAATCAAAATCAAGGCATCGAGGAAATTGAGCTTGGCTGGGCGCACTACCTGGATAATACCAATGTCTTTCGTTCTGAGGTTCGCATGATTCCCATGCAACCTGGCAATGAAGGTCAAACCAGTAAGCTTGAGCAAGGTTTCATCGAGATGAAAGAAACTGCGGCCAAGCCTGGGGGTGCAATGCCGTCTTCGAGCTCGAGTCAACCGGTAAGCTCTGTAGTCGATACCATCAGCGGTATTCCGGCTGCTACTCCTACGCCTGCTGCAAGCAGCCCAGTCCAAACTCCTGCTGGAGCTAAGAAGCTGGCATCTTTGTCTGAACTGCTTGGCAATAAAGGCAATCAGCAACCAGTCGGTGTGGTTGGTAACACGATGATGCCGATGGGCATGGCTAACGCCATGCCTGGTATGGGAATGCCTGCGATGGGTGGTATGGGCGGTATGCAACAACCTCAGCTCGTCCAAACTGCACAGGGTCCGTTTGTCAATATCAACGGACAGTTTATTCCGCTTCAGCAATACCAGATGATGATGATGTCGACCCCTGGGATGCAAAATCCCATGTTGCATGCGCAACAAAACACGGCCTTCTCTTCATTTGGTCGGCCGACCTATCGGTAAGAGGGCATAAAGAGGAGACCCCAAAAGGGTCTCCTCTTTCCGTGCCTTCATTTTTTATTGGCGATTTGTGTGACGATTTGTTTGACTAGAGTGTTATATATTCCTTGATCAACCAAATACACCGAGGTTCGGGTCCCGTCCCATTCATACGCGGCGTTAAGGTTATTAAGTCGCATATTCACCCAATCAAAATCAGGTCCTTGACCGATATACCGCATCAGCCCAATAAAGTCGCCTTCATAGCGCAAAGATTCCCCGGCTTCTAGTTCTTTGGTTTGAAGTTTACCACCATTCCATAAAAACAAAATGTGTTCTTCTAATATTCTGCGAATCGCCGGATTATCGGCCCAGGCCAAAGAGCTTTGCACCATTAAGTTTTCTAATGCAGCTGGGGTTGTCAAATCTAAATTCTCAGCCATTTTCTTAGTCTCTTGCGTAAAGTGTTGTATCACATAATACGGTCTAAAAACAATCGGTGATATATTACTTTAATGAATGGTTATTTGTTGTAATTGTTAAAAGGAAACTTTCAATGTCCACTCCAGAAACTGCGGATGAAGTTTACAACCGAAAGAATCAACTCTATCGAGAACTTCTGCTGTTAACGGGGTTAGATCCCTTTGCAGGTCACGGTACTTCACCGCGCAAACAAATGTTTGCCACTCAGATCGGTCAAACACTCGTGCCCAAGCACTCTACGGTACGCAGCTATCAGACCGGAATGGAACGGGCCTACGGTAAGTACACATTTAATATCAAAGCGCCTGCTGAAATTCGTGTCATCTCAATCGTGTCTCGCTATCCTAAAATGGAAGGCGAGGAGATGATTGAGTTTAATCCTCAAAGTATCGTGGTCTATGAGGAGATTGCCACGCGCACCATTGGTGCTATTGACATTCGTACCTTTAAGGCTAATCACCCGTATTTCGGATTTGATTACGTCGCGCAACCAGGCAGTCAAAAACTACGCCCTGGGGAAATCATTGCAAAAGACACGGTCTTCTACGATAGTCCTGCCATTACACCAAATGGGGATTATAAGTACGGTGTTGAACTCAATGTGTTTCAAGGCACGTTACCCGGTGTCTCTGAGGACGGCACGATCATCTCAGAGTCCTGCGCTAAACTTTTTACCTATAACACCTACGAAGAGCGTGATATCGAATTTGGCCCTGATCTCATTCCGCTTAATCTCTACGGTGACGATGATAAATATCAGATTTGTCCAGAAATTGGTCAAAAGGTACGAGACGACGGCCTGCTTATGGCACTACGAGAAGTCGACGATAATCTAGCACCTTATTATCAATCGCATCACGCACTTCACCGCTACTTTCCGATGTTCGATAAAGCGGTCTATGTTCCGCCAGGCGGTACGGTAATTGATATCCAAGTCCATCATGATCCGTATTGTAAACAAGCTCGAGTCCCTACGGGTATGGATGATCAGATGCTTAAGTATCAGCGATCGCTTATGAACTTTCATAAAACGATCAAGAGTATTTGGCAAGACCTCACTAGCAAACGCGGACCGGACAATGTTCGACTCTCGCCAGAGTTTGAACAGCTGGTGGTAGAAGCCATTGCCTATACGGACGATAAGGTCAACGCCCGGCCTCAACGTCAGTACCGTCTTGCCAAGCACGATGATTGGCGCATTAAAGTTATTGTGCGTTATGAAAATGTGCCTAGCGTAGGTAATAAAGCGAGTGGATGCTTTGGAGATTTGACAAGTAATATGAATTAATCTTTATCTGTTAAACTTAGGATTGAGCGGTCTGAGCCGCTACAAGGCTGGACTTTAATAACGGAAAAGATTTATTCATAGTTAACCTGGTCTCCCTGAATAGTGATATTCAGTATAAAAAACTTCTCTAATTGCGGGAACTCCCTAAAGTCTTAGATTACTACTTATACGTAGAAATACAGTATAATACCTCAACCAATAATGGAAGTTTGAGGCATAGTAAAAACATCTAAGAATATTACAATGGGTAACCGACGCAGCCAAGCTGCCTAGTAAATAGGTAGAAGGTTCAACGACTATTAGTAGCGCCAAGTGGTGGATCTCTGATCCTTAAAGCGAAACGGGAAGCCCTCAGATATTCTGAGGTGAAGATATAGTCTGCTCCAATATGAAAGTATTGGCAGGTGTCGTAGCACACCGGTTCTTAGAGAGCGTGAGATATTATCTCACAACGGCTAAGAATGGACATAAGGAAAGGAATTATCGTTAAGGTCGTACCAGATTCTCATATGCCTGTTGATGAACATGGTAATCGCGCACAGTTCATCAGTGATTCGCTCGCTACCATTGCTCGTAGTACTTTGGGTCGAGCCATCGAACCATTCCTTAATGCGGCAGGCCGTGATTTGGTGTATAAGATCGCCTCTAATCTAGGGCTTAAGTGGGGCACACTCATTACGCCTCAACTCCTAGCTTTAAAGAATAAAGACGGTCAAGTACGAGCTGAATTCGAGAAACTCAAGGCGTTTTATTATGCAGTCTCGCCAGAGAAGATGGGGCCTTGGCATGAAAATCTAACCGATGAGGAACTCTACCAACATCTGGCCTTTGTGATCACACGCACACTTCCTGTGATGTATTATCCACCGTCTAACGGTAAAGAGATGATTAATATCATCATGGATGTACAGAAAGACTTTATGCCTTTGAAGTCTCATGTCACGTATGTTAATGATCACGGTGTCACGGTTAAAACCAAAGAGAAGTTTGAAATTGGGCGCGCCTATGTGATTCTTCTCGATAAAACCGGTGTGGATGCAGCTGCCATTGCTTCTTGTAAGCTTGGACATTTTGGTGTGCCTAGCCGTATTACACGTCAAGATAAACACTCCTATCCGAATAGGCGTCAACCGACCCGCAGTTTTGGTGAAGCAGAGATGCGTATTGTGGCGTCTTATTGCGAACCTTGGGTGACGGCAGAAATCGTGGATCGCAACACGAATAAGGATACCATGGCCCATATCGTCAAAAACATTCTCTATGCACCCAGGCCTGCCAATATAGAGAATTTAGTTGACCGCAAGGAAATTCCGTATGGTGCTTCTCGTCCTATGCAGCTGATCCGGCATATGGCAGAATGCGCAGGCTGGGGATTCCAGTATAAACCTTATACGCCCCGTTGGACTTTCAAAGATATTGAGGAATTCAAACGTAATGACACGTCCCACACTGTCAGCCAATAAACTCATTCAAGTTCCTGTCGAAGAACTCTGGGAGACATTAAACGGACATTTTGATCTTCAGTTCGATGATGGGATCTTAGAAGATGTCAATGAAGGCACCACGATCTATAGCGCTTATATCTGGGACTTTATGCGTAAGTTCCCTGGAATGCCGATTCTAAAGCGCTACCATTTGAATTCAGTAATTGGTAAAAAATGGGTATCGGTTAACACGACCAATACGCTATTGAGTAACGTGGTTTGGGATTTGTATGACTTTGTGGTCTATGGCATTGATCCTCGAGACGAGGATGCTAGAAACCGTGTACAAAATCCCATGTTTGCTAAAGTCGATCCGGTAGAATTTAAGGAGACTTTGGCACGTCACGTCTGGGATACAATTAACAAGATGTATAATGATCTGTCTGTGCGTTGCTCGGAATGGATTTTAGGCATCAGTATTGAGGATTTGGTCGAGATCGTTAACTACCCGCCAATTAAAGAATTGCTTGACATGGCTCCTACCATGCCCACGCAAGACATGATTGACACCATTTATGCCAAACTCAAGGACGTGTTATTTAATGATCCAGCGGTAGCGCATAACGCCTTGACTAAAATGGTCAAAAGCGAAACCATTAATGAAGGTCAACTTTATCAATGCGTGGGGGTGCGAGGCTTTATCGCTGATATCGACTCACGCGTCTTTAATCCTGCGATCATGCGTAACCTCACCCAAGGGATTGTAAACGCGTATGAGTCCCAGATCGAAAGTCGTAGTGCGGCTAAAGCACTGGCGTATTCTGAGGAGCCTTTGGAGCAAAGCGAGTATTATTCGCGTCGTCAACAGTTGGTTTCTCAGATTTTACGCAATATGCACGAGACTGACTGCGGGACCACGAACGGCACAAGTTGGCTTGTGGACGAAGAGGATCTAAAGCATCTAGAAGGTAAAAACTACTATGATGATGAAGGTGTCTTGCGTTATGTGAGAAGTACGGATAAGCACCTAATCGGTAAAACGATTAAGATGCGTTCGGTCTTTAACTGCGAGCATCCTGATCCTTATGGCGTATGCAGTGTGTGTTTTGGTCAGCTCTCTCTGGCTGTTTTCAAAGAGTCTAATCTCGGCCAAGATACCTCGGTCTCCATGCTCAGCGATATCGGCCAAAAGGTGCTCTCCACCAAACACTTGGATGGTACCAGCAAAGTCGATTCAGTTAGTATTGATATGCTAGGCAAACACTACTTACGAGTTGGTCGTGATGGCTCAAGTTATGTGCTCAGCCCTGACTTAAAGAACGCCACGAAAATCTTACTGGTCTTCGATCCTTATACCGTGCCAGGGTTTACAGATATTCGTAACTGTAAATCGACTGCTGAGCTATTTTTGTCTCGGGTGTCCCGGATGAATAAGGTTGGCTTCATCGTCACAGAGCGAGGTCGCACCACTGCCGCAGAGCTTGAGATTGGTTTAAAGAAGCGTCCTGCCTCGCTTTCTTTTGATATCATCAATCTCATCCGTGAACGCGGATGGACTATTGACGATAAGGGCCAGTATATTGTCGATATCACCGGAACCGAAGTCAATGCCAAAATCTTTACGGTGCCGCTGCGCCACTTTAATATGGGAGACCAAGCCAAGGCTATTGCGGCACTCTTGGAGTCCCGTACAGAAGACGTGAAGGTGCGCGACGAGGAGACTTCGGTCACTGAGTTTATCTCTGAGCTCTACGAGACGGTTAATTCGAAACTCTCAGTCAATTATGCGGTACTTGAAGCTATCACGTATAGCACGATGATTGTCTCGGCTAAGGAAGAGGATTATAGTCTTCCTAAGCCTTGGACCGAACATGGTCTGGGAGTGAAGAACCGCACCTTTAGGCGACGTAGTTCCTCAACAGAGATGGCCTACCAAGGCCAACAAGACGCGATTCTTGATCCTATCCGGTATAATCTGACCAATGTGCCAGATCACCAGACTGACGTCTTTATTGAACCGGCGGCTGTCTTAGAGCATGCGAGTAAAAAATAAAGGAAATGATAATGGATGAAAAATCCGATACCTACATTCTACAGCGTTACATATGACGTTCATCGTCAGAGACATTGATTCGGCACAGAATATTTTCAGGTTAGATGGTTCTGTGGTAAGATCGTAAAATATGGCACGAGTGATACAGGTTTATTTTCGCTTATATCACTCGCGTCCTAGCGGTCTTTGTTGTTTAATTTTAATACCAAAATCAATCATGAAAGCATTTCGTGTGACCACAAGCTCTCATGGGTTCAAGGTGGATAAAATTGCCGATGGTCGAGCGCTTGAAGCAGTTTACCAATACCTAAAAGGTCTACGGCATTTTGGGTTAGTGAGAGCAGGACGAGGGTTTATACGCAAACCGTTAAAGACCTTTGCCTCTAGCAACATCACACGCAGTTATTTTCGATTTCACATCAATGAGAAGAAAGCCTTTTTAAGCCATATGGCTGAATACGGGTTTAATGACTCTAGCATTGAGTGGGTCGAGAGTAAGTCGTATGAACCTCGAAGAGTCGAACTACCACTTAAAGAGAAATGGAAACCTCGTGAATCCCAACTTAGCCTGATAGACTATATCGCTGACGAGACTAATGGACCATGGGGTAAGCTACTACCAGCTCAAACAGGGGTAGGTAAAGGGTTTTGCACCATGGCAGCTCTTTCTATTCGTGCAATACTACCGATTTTACTCGTTCGTCCTATGTATATGGACAAATGGGTCAAAGAGGTCCAAGACACCTATGAAGTTCCTGAACAAGAGATTATCACTATCCAAGGTTCAGGCGAGCTCAAGAAAATGATTGATCTACAAGCCAGTAAGAAACTTACTGCAAGGTTTATCATTATCAGCAATAAAACTTACCAGTCTTGGATCTCCAACTTTGAAAAGACCAAAGAGAGTAAATTCCGAAAAACATGGAAGTGCACTCCAGAGAATTTCTTTGAATTCATGCAGTGTGGATTTCGAATCATCGATGAGGTCCATCAAGACTTTCATCTGAATTTTAAGATCGATACTTATACTCATGTGCACGACTCTATTTCGTTATCCGCCACTTTGATGACGAAAGACCCGTTCTTAAGGTCTCGGTATGAGTTGGCTTACCCTCACAATAAACGCTGTGAGGTCGGTAATCTGAATAAGTACATTGATGCTTCGGCCTATTTATACCAATTTAGAGAACCTGAGCGCATTCGTACTACTGAATATGGATCAACCACGTATTCTCATTTGGCTTTTGAGGATTCTATTCTGAAAGACAAGACTCTCACAGAGAACTACTTTGATATGATTGCAGGGTTAGTGACAGTTGACTTTGCACGCATCAAAGATGAAGGTGAGAAGTTTGTGGTCTTCTGTACTCGGATTCAGATGTGTCATGAATTATGTAAATATCTGAAACGTCGCTTTCCAGAGTACGATATTCGCACTTATGTGGGTAGCGAAGATGGTGGTCCAAAAGACCCTTATGAAAATCTGATTGACCCAGTAGGTCGAATCACTACCTACGGATCAGCCGGAACTGCTCAAGACATTCCGATGCTACGGACGAACATCATGACGATCTCCATGGACTCTCTAGCCGGTAACATTCAAGTGCTAGGTAGAACTCGGGTCATGAAAAATGGAAATACGCCTCGGTTTGTCTATACAGTGGCTGAAAACATCCCTAAGCATATGACTCACCATAAAGGCCGAGAAGAGATTCTGTTGCAAAGGGCACGTAGTTATCGTGTCAGACATCACGATAAGCCTATTTAATTAGAACGGCATATTAGGGAGACCCTTGGGTCTCCCATTTATGCTGTTTTATTTTTTGTTAAGATAAAATTACTTTATACGCACCGTCATTCATATAGTCTTGTCTTAGAGACTTGATGGTAGTGAAATTGGTACCGTCTAGACTAAACTGAATTAAAAAACTCGCCACAGTGCTTGCAAAATTAGAGTTTCCTTCATGACCTAACTCAATTCGTTTAGTGGATTGTATTTAGTCGTACTCAACGCTTTACCGTGCATGGCTTTCATCGGGATATACATAAAGACGTTACCAATCCCAGTGATGCTAGAACCAATCGAAGTTGGATCATTCGCGAGGACATCACCCACACAAGTCTTACAATAGTCAGTATGCTTATTGATGCAATAAGCAGGGCTTCTGACTTCAAGCGTTTTACCTAAATGTGCACGCAAGACTTCTTCTGTGATGGGTTTAGTCTGATTATCCGAGGCGTCAATATAGTAGTGACCTAGGAAGGATTTCATATTTTCCTGAGTAATCACCCATTCCATCCCAAACCGTGTGCCGCAATCTTCACCCACGACATTGGTATTACTAAAGGCGCGCAGCAACCACTTCGCTAACTCACCGCCTTCGGCTGTTTCTACCGCGCGTCCATAAGAACCGCTACGAATGCTATTGACATAGTCTTTAAAGCGTGCCAAGTCCCAACCTTCAGACAAAGACTGTTGAATGGGAACCGAATGCGGATCTCTGACTAAGCCACCTTCTTTACCGGTGAACATATAAAGTTTCTTACGAACCACCTCTTTGTCTTTACTCTTAGTCAGTAGCCCTTCAGAAGGATCACCTTTACGGTACTCAGCATCAAGTTTCACTAGCTCGTCAGTGATCTTCGCTTCAATAGCGGGAATATGCAACTGGCCTTCGTACTTCTTAAAGAGTTCTTCGCGCTTTTCTTTCATTCCAGGAATAGATCGAATACTCTTTTCGGTGTCTCCTGGAGTAAAGAGTAGCGCAAACTCTTGAAACATAAAGGCGGCTTCAAAGTAGCGCACGATATCATCCCAATAAAACGCATTAGGATCGCGCTCTTCGATGCTCTCAGGCGCAGGTAGAATACGTCCTACAAAGAGATCTTCAAAATAGCTTGCCGAGACATGGACTTTATTGACATAATCAATTCGGTCTTTAAAGGCATAATTAAAGATCGCATTAATGAGGAGTTGCCCGTAGGTCGTCACAGTACGCTCTTTAACGGTGGAGTACTCACCGGGCTCTAAGATAAGCTCATCGGTCGGATCGTAGAGCGCGTCTTGAAAATGAGCTGGCAATTCACCTTCTAGCTTCACAAGCAAAGAAGGATCTTTCGGATCAACAAAGTAGATCAAACCTTCTTCTTTGACCAGGCGATAAGGATAAGGGTCTAGACGCCAGGCGTCTTTCTTTTCATTGGTTTTAGCATACACACTAATGACCCAACTGGTGTTATAGTGTGCTTTGGCAGCAATGGCTGCTAAATAGTACGCACGTTTATCCATCGTCATTCCTCACTGGCATTAGCTTGAGCCTGCTCAGTTAAAAAGTGAGCAAATTTATTTTCTAATGCTTGGGCGTATTTCCTAATTCTCGCGCTTTGTTCGGTATCAGCACTAAACTGTGCCAGTACTGAATCGATCAAAGTGATCTTAGGTTCGGTATCATTACAAATTAGGGTGCAGGCAAAAAGCTCGACTGCGATATTCTTTTCAGGAATCACTAGCAATTGAGTCTGAAGCAATTTGACGTAATCAATAAAAGCTAGTCCCCACTGTAAACCGTCTCGTACAAACCGAGTCAGATTAATATCTTCTACGCCTAAAAACGCGAGATACTGAATCATGTTTTCCCGATAGGTTGAAGCATTGACAATCGGTGCTTCAATGGCTTCTGCACTGGCTTGGGTCTCGTACAAATCATGCAGCAGGCTTAAAGTATTTGGGTGCACATATTCCAGCCTCACCATAAACCATTCTGCTTCATACGCGCAGGCTAAAGAGAGGATTTGACAAAAACGCGATAGATCGTCTTCGCTAGATTCTAGGATGCGGAAGACTTCAGTGGCAGACTCTAGACTCTGGCAATCCTTTAGCGCCATGAGGATGGTGTTCAGTTCCTCTAGATTAAGGTTCTCCACGTCCACACTGAGATAATGGCTATCAAGAATAGCATACAAATAATCCTTATATTTTCCGTCGATCAATTCTACGCAAGTCGCATGATCGATTGCCAGATCTTCAAGGCGTGCTAAGATCTCCATAAAAGGTAGATCAAATTGCTTAAACCCAAAAAGGCTCAGAATGCGATCACTGGTTTCTAATGCACTTAAATGCTCAGGGGTAGTTTGAGTGCGTAGGTAATTTCGAATCGTATCTAACATAATGTTTATAAACCTTAATTCAAGTGGTGTTTTTTTACCATATAGGTAGATCTTGTAGTTGTTGTCGGCATGTTATAGGAAAGAATAAATATATTTTTCATAACATGACGCCACTAATGTCCGAATACAAATCTCATTTTTTACAAAGGTAGGTCTTATCATGCCGAAATCTCAAGCGCCTCGCGCCAAGCCTAAGACTCAAACGAAAAAGAAAAATATCGCAGGCTGGGATATGTTGCACCAAGAACACGATGTAATGATGCACAGCTTACATACTCCGAATCTATTGGCTCCTTTACTGAAGGACAAACGCATTGATGCGAAGTTCGTAGGCGAAGAGCGGGTGAAAATTGCGCAAGATTTAACGATTCTTGGCAAAGATGCATTGTACTTTGCAAACCAGCTCAATGAAATTCAAGCCAAGCATGCAGATAAAACAGGTGAACCCAAAACGCCTGATGAACGCATGGAGATCATCATGATCGATCAAGAGTATAAGAGTATCTACTCGTGTATTGAAACCGTGTTTAATCCGACCGTGCTCAGTACCACAGTAAAGCTAGAGCGCAAGCGCGATGAAGTCATTGAAGATCAAAATAAGATCTTAAGCTCTCTAGCGAAAAAGGAAAATTAAGTCATGAGTGAAGAAAAGAATCAGTTTTTCGATGATGCAGTGCCTGCAAATGAATACGTGTCTCACGCTGAAGACCCAAGTGGTTTACCGGTTGAGTCTGTGAAACAGAGCTACCAAAGCCCGATTGAAACGCTAGAAGAAAAGCCCGTACATCAACAAACAGAACCTTCTGAAAATAGTGAGCTCAGCAGTCTCACTTTTGTGGACGAAGACACTGAAAGTGCGCCTAAAAACATTAATGATCCAGACGCTGAGGACACGCTCCAAGAAGATGAGCTTGAGTCGCTGAATCAAGATGAAACTTCTGAGACACTCGAAGATCGTTTTGCGCAGCATGAACTCATTAAGAAGTATCAAGGCGAAAATAAAAATGTGACGCTAGAGCGTAACATTTATCTTAGCCCAAATCAAGAGCGTCCGCATTCAGGCGATATTACGGATTTGCTTAATCTACCAGCTGCCGATGCTTTCAAAGTCCTAGAAGATATCCCTGAAGTTCGAAGCGATGATTCTGAGACCGCCCAATCACAAGAGTGGCTCATGAGTTTTCAAAACGGAGTCCTCACTCAACCCGATAGTGGTCAATTTAGTGAGCTACAAAATCGAGAAGGCAGTCAATGGCGTCAATCGGTGCCTAGCCAAGCTGGAAACCTACAAATCCGTAACATTAAAAACGGAAAGATCCAAGGCTCAGTCAGTGGTAACGCCGCCCAACTTTATTTCCAATCGACAGCCCGTATTGGTAAACCGATTCGAGTGCCTTTGTGGCATTCAGGGTTTTGGGTGAGTCTGCGCACCCCGACTGCTACTGCGCAAGCCGAAATGTATGATCAACTGCGTAGCATCCGAGTCAAAGCAGGGGTAGAGACCTACGGACGGGTCTTTAATAATTACACCGTCTTTGCAAACGCGATTGCGCTTGATTTGGCCTACGAATGCATTTTTGCTACTAGCTTGGATATTGATCCGAGCCAGGTGCGTAAATTTGTCAATGTCTCAGACATCCCACATCTGATCTGGGCGCTAGCGGTTACGATCTGGCCCAATGGATTTGAATACTCGCGCTGTAAACTGGGTGATCCGAACAACCCGGCTAATACCGTGCGTCAAGTCATTCGAGCTGAAAACTGCCAATGGACCAATATCACGCTATTGACTGAATGGCAGCGTAACCACATGGCTAAGTCTAGTGCTAAAGCCATGAAGCTTGAAGATCTCGAGCGTTACGCTAAAGAGTTTAGTAATCGCTTCGAGCGCAGGATCGTCGTGCGCGATCAAACCGAAGACTCAGAAGAAATCTCTTTCCTGCTTTATCCGCCGATGGCTGACGAATACCTGGAAAGTGGGCAGCGATGGATTAATGATATTGTTAAAACGTATAACAGTATCGCAGGCAGGCCCGGTGGCGATAAGGCGCGCGATGATTATGCGCTACGTCATATGCAATTGACTGAGATGCGTTCTTTTGCTCATTGGGTCAAAGAGATCTCGCACCGAGACGTGAAGACTAACGATCAAGACGGTATTTTAAAAACTCTTAACGTGCTCTCGGAAGACCCGGATATCCGTGCACGCTTTTATGGGGAAATCTTTAATTACATTGAAGATATCACAGTCTCCATTATCGCGGTGACGACCGATGATTATAGTGAAGCGCCTCTGCCTCGCTACCCGTACCTGATTCCCATCGAGCCGGTACACACTTTTTTTACCAGACTCGAACAGAAGTTCCAAGCACTGTACGGCAGTTAAATAGTACCTATATACTGGATCATGATTTTGGCTTTAGTCCAGACGAAAATGATCCGTATATTGAAAAGCTTATTCGTCGGGCAGCCCCGTTAGATCCGATTACTTCGCAATTGGTTTTAATTGGGCTGTACCACGAGCACTTTGGGATCTGTAATCACAACGATCCCTTAGCGCCGCCCATGCCTGAGCTCGCTTTCCACGAGCTTGAGGATACGATGACGGGCAATCTTTTGTTCGAGTTACCTAAACGCTATAAAGATCACGATATTCATAAACACTTTAATATTTCCTTATTAGAGTTTATGGATTTACCGATGTACTATGTTGATCATTTGTGCGAACTTGCTGACCAGTACAGCAAACGTGAACACGATATTGCGCAAAATGTGGCCAATCGTCAGCAAGAAACCAAGATTTTGCAAGTCACTCAACGCAGTCGTCGATAATCGTTACTTAATTTTAAAGAGAGAAAATATTTATGTCTGATTACGAAGAACAAAACACATCGGCAGTGGACCGTGAGAAGGCTGCCCAAACGCTTGGAATGGATGTCTCTGGATTTACCGATAGCGAAATCCAGGAGCTTTTAGCTGAAAGCGAAGCAACCGAGGCTGGTGGTGACGAGAAAGAAGAAGAAACTCCGGGCCAGGAAGAACCTGAGCAGGCTCCCGAAGTGCCTGTGGTTGCTGAAGAATCCGTACCTGACGAACCTATCCAAGAAAGCACACTTGATGTTCCTGAGGCTGCGGCAATCGAAGAAGCAGCAGAAGTGCTGCCAGTAGTCAATAACAATCCGAAGATGGTTTATCCGAAGATGCTGCCTGAGAGTCTGCGTGGTGCGTATGAAGCCATGAGCATGACATATCGGTTTTCAGCCAATACGGTTTGTGCGTATATTGATGCCATGGGCTCGCACTCCTTTATTAGCGAGACGGGCGGTGCTGCGCAACAAAAGCTGCTCTTCTCGGCGGTTGCGAATCTACTCAATGCCCCTGAAGCCGAATTTAGGAAGAACATTCAGTTTCTCTTTCCGATCTTTACGATGCACCTGAAAGGTGTGTTCTCTGAAACCAATATCCATCGCTTTGCGCAGTTTATTGATCTAAGCGCTCAAGACGCTAAGGCCATGCCCTTCTTGTTTGAGCTGCTACGCATGATTGCAGACCCGAAGAGCCGGGCGACAACGGTCAAGCATAATCTGGGTCATATGCCTAAGAACTTAGAGCGTGCCTCGAGTGGTCGAGGACTCAGTGAACAAGGTCGTGTGAATCTACTGCATTTCCTAGAACTGTAAGCAGTATAGTAAAAAGAGAGGACCTAACGGTCCTCTCTTTATGCTGTCGAATCCTATATTGATTTAAAAGTCTAAGGACTACATGTATTATGAAAGAACAGTTGTTATCCACCAAGCTAGAGCTCATTCCATAACAAAATTAAAACAGCATATTAGGGAGAGCTTTTGGCTCTCCCATTTATGCCCTTTTAATTATCGATTTGATGACGAACAAAATCCATCGTCAGATCTTCTTCTACCGCTAGAATGCCATCATTACGTGCTAAGAGCCGTTTTCTTAACGAACAACGATCGGTTAGATTCATAATGGAGATCATCGGGAAGTTATTCGCACTACCACCAAGGCCTGTGACTTTCACGTCTTTAACATCCGCCCCATAAGCAGTCTTGAGATCCACGATGATGTCGCTGATCGCAACAACCGCTCTTGCCAGATGATCGTTAAGCACTGTGATCGTCTTCTTGGTCAGTTGCTCTTTGAGCTTAACATCTCGATCGACTCGATCATCAATGTGCAACTGCACTGTAAAGGCCTGTTGTGCTGGTAAGCTTGTGGTCAAGCCCGCCCCGTACATAATTTCAACATCACCAGTTGTCGTCTTTGGATAAAAGAAGACCTTCGTGATTTCAAGCAGCTCTTTACCTAACGGCTTTAAATCATTCATGATCCAGCCCACGATAATGCCTGTGAGTTCTTTACGGTAAGACTGCGCGATATTATCGGTGCTAAAGTAATAGACTCCATCGACTAGCATAAAGTCCACTTGTCGATAGACGGCACGATCTGAAATCACCACAGGCTCGCCTGTGACCTCATCGATGACTGTATCGCCCTTACGATACCGGTAGACAGGTTCACCTTGTTCGTCTAGCACGGGATCACCCTTAGCGTGTAGTAGTTTTGTATACGGCTTATTTTCCTCATCAAACCACACGTAAGAGCCTTCAGGCGTGAGCTCATAGACGTTATCTTCATACGTGGCAGCAATATCAAGCGGATAGGTTTGGTATTGCTGGGCACCTGCAATCGCTCGCGAACGAATCCAAAGCTCTTTGAGTGCATCGCCAAACTTTAAAGTCAGTTGTTCGTGTGTGATTCCAGCTGCACTACCCGGTAGCAAGAAATGCCCTAGATAATCATCAACACTATTAGCGGCCCAGGTACTGGGCATAAATTGCGTGGTGCTATAGAGCAAGTGAAACGCATTTTCTAGTTTAGACGGCAGGATCTTAGGTGCTTGATCAAACATCAGAAACTCAGTAAGCTCTAAGCTGTCGGTTCGATCAATATTAAAATTGGTCGAGAGATAAAACCGATAGACTCGAGAGCCATCTTCAGTGCGACCAATTAGCTCGCCATTTTGATAGGCCATGGAATTCTCACCCGTGGGTGTGAAAGCCAGTTGAGCAAAGACTTGGGTGTCATCGATATTTTGAAGATTATCGGACTCTTTAGTCTGCACATCAAGTACGTAGCCTGCCGAGGTTTTGTAAAACGCATAAGACGCAGTCGTACAAGCCAGCAGTGTCGAATCATTTTCAGCCACAAAGACTTTGTTATTTGCAAGCGGTGCATCTAAGTGATAGACCCTGGCATTAAATTCGCTCTCAGGCATCTCAAGCACGTAATGAAACGGCGTATAGTAATAGTTTCCGTTAGTCACCGCGAGTGCTTGCTGATCATTCGGTAGCGCTTTAATTGCGTCGATTTCGGATTGAGGCAGTAAATAGGTTCTACCACCTCGAATTTGAAAGAGCGCATTTGAACTAATCGTGATGCTCTGGCCGTTATCGTAGACGCAAGAGTAATCGGCAATGTCTTCAGCATTAAAGATCGCAGTCTGAATCGAGAGCCCGGCACTCGTAATTAAACGCGAGTCTTGAGGCGCTGGAAGCGTACGAGTTGCCAAATAAACCCGGTTGGTGATCAA